TGTCAGCTTGCAAATTTTTCTCCATAAGTCTTGAGATTTATAGATGCCTGGAAATATATTCCACTCTAATATCTTATAAAACTCAACATACACTTATATGATTTTATAATTTATATTTAACTGTTAATTTCCTCCGATTCTTTTAATTTCATCCGGGTAAATAACCACGAATGATAAGATAAACATTGCGATTGCTACTGCAACCGGCTGTGATGCACTGTCAAATCTCCAGAACGGCAAGTACGGTGACATACCGCCGATCAGAGCTGACAGGATTAATGCTTTTGCCATTTTTATATCCCTCCGATTTTTTATGTGGTATACTCTCCTTATGAAAGGAGGTGTAGATTAATGATGTATTCTGGATTCTGTACCAAACAGAATAAAAACTATCAGGTTGAATTTACCCAACTATCTGCTTCTTCACTCGAAGATAAAAATTATCAAACAATTAAAGGCAGATTAAGATGCAGATACGCAGGCCTTACAGGATGTTGCAATCGTGCCAGCGATTGTTCAATCCTGAGAAACCTCGACAAGTAACCCGATGGCTCTCTGAAATATGGGAGCCTATTCTGTCTCACAAAATTCAACAGGCATTTCGCTCCCTTTGAATTTAATGCTTTCAATTTCTCCGACACCTGTTTGATTTATCTTTAGTACTCCCAAATCAATTGATAAATCCAAAGCATTTAAGTCTATCGAAAGTGTTGGTATCGAATCTCCGGGCTTCTGTTTTAATTCAAAACTTCTTACTCCATCGAGTTTTCGACCATCCACAAAAATTTCTGTGAAGATTCCTTTTTCGCCGTTTGCTTGACGAATTTCAATTTTGGATGCTGTCACATTCTCACCTCCTACTTAATTTGCTTTAGAAAAGAAAACATCAATCGGGTCTTCGATATGAAATTCATCAATCATTGTCTGAATCTCATTACTGTTGAAAATTCCTTTCTGCATCTTTCCATAAAATGTTTTTGGCGTAATTCCAAGCATTTTGGCAACGTCCGTCTGAGATTTTCTATTCTTCGCAAATATTCCTCGAAGTTCATCAGTTTTTATCATTTTGTCATCTCCTGCTCAATCACCGGAAGAATCCCACTCTCTTTCAGCTTGTCGTAAAGAAATATTCTTCCTTTCTGTGACCACTTAGTATTCATCTTCACATCCGGTCTACCGTCCGATCTCACGATATCAACGGTCTCGGAATGTGTATAGCCCATACAGTGATATTTGCTGTACAGTAACCACTGTCCGCTCTGCTTGTACTGGATTCCGATGTCATGCAGAATATCGTTCATCTTCTTCCCAGACATTCCATAATCCTTAGCAATCTGGGTAATGGTCACAAGTCCCGGATTCTTTAAGATTTCATCATAGTAGTCGGCTTTCGGTTTCAGTTCGCCGATTATCTGGTTTTTGACACTGATTTCCGTTGACAGTAACTTGACCGAATCTTTCAACTTCGCAATGGTCTGGTCTGCCATCTTCAATGCTCTGGCAAAAACCTGTTCTGGTGTGTTCCATGCTTTTTCGAGGTCTATGAAATACTGTCGGTATTGTCTGCCTTTTTCTGACCGCTGAATCATGCAAATCTGTTTTGCCATGTCTATAGAAACTTGATAATCAGAAATTTCTCTTTCTGCTCCGTTATTTACAAGTGTGGAACTTTTCACGCTTGTAAAATCGCTTCCCTCAGCGAAACCATATGTAGACATTCTTTCAAACCATCTCGAAAATCTGTCTGTAATTTCAAGCCCTGCATACAGCTCTCTGGCTGATACAGTAGGTTGTTCACTACTGTAATTAATAGGTATTAACTGTTCCGTAATATCGTCTCCTCTCTAATTACTATCTCTAATTGTTGCTTCTTCTTTCTGAGTATCACTCTCAACAGTATCAGCAACGCCATTCATGTATCCCAAAATGTAGTGTTGCTTATCTACCGGAAGCTTATTGATTCGTGTTGTTACATCTCTGATAAGCTGTCTCTTTTCTTCTGACATTTGTTCACCTCCACATCTCTTACGTTATGAACGTATAATATCACATCTATAACGCATTGTCAACGTGTTTTTAAATATTTTTACGTTGACAACGTATTTTAAAAATGTTATACTGTTACCATAAAATAAAGAAAGGAGGTGGGTAAATGGGCGAGCGGTTGAAAGAGCTGCGAAAATACTTAGGACTTTCAAGAGAAGACTTTGCAAAAAAACTCGGTTTAAAAAGCCGTGGTAAAATTGAAAATATAGAACTTGGAAGAACAGTTCCAGATGACGATTTTCTAAAATTGATCTGTACTACTTATAAGGTTTCTTATGACTGGCTTGTGAGCGGCGACGGTAACATGTTTATGGACGACGATGGCGATGCGCAGGCTATCGTAGATTCGGTAATGACCGGGGATAATGAATTTGCAAAAAAAATCCTTGTTAAATTCGCAAAGCTTAGTGAAGAGCATTGGAAACAGCTTGAAGAAATTTTGACCGAATTAGAAAGCAACTAATAAAAAGGACTGGGGTAAAAATCCCAGTCTTTTTTTGCGTTTTAACTATACTATCAGTCCTTTGTGTATTATAATATATAAAAAATCACCAAGGAGGACTTAAATGAGAAAAAGAAAAACTATCGACAAAATTACCAGAAAAATAAAATGCCCGGCAATCACTTGTCGGAGTGCCAATGTACAGATAATTAGCAGGGGTTTCTTTTCTACTAAATATCAATGCAAAAAATGCGGGCGCGTTTTTAAGGGATAGTCCAAAAGCCAAATATATATTGGTGGGGTAACATCTTTACGGAGTATAAGAAAACTAAAGTAGAGGATTCGGAATTTGGAGAAGAAATGGGAACTGCCATTGCGGACAAAATCAATGAAATGATAGGATCAAAATATGATAGTTCTAAGTTCGAATATTATTTTTCGGCTTCTCCAGATGATTTAAAAACAGAATAACAAATTTGCCCCTGTAAACGCAGGGGCTTTTATTTTTACTTTTCTTTTAAATACAAATATTCTAACAGTTTATATACCCGTTTTAATGTTTCTTCTGTTTTAACCTTTTCTAATAAAGCCATGATTTTCTCTTTATAATCCATAAATAGCCCTCCCTGTCACAACTACCACCTACATTACAGTATATGCCCGGCTTGTAGGAAACAGAACCGAACATTAGTTCGTTTTCATCATTATACCACCGATATTCCCTCTTGGCAACTGCCAAATATACACATGGACTTTTGTTATTTCGTAGGCAAACTTCGTAATCTCAAAGCAAATTGTGCTTTCGTGAATACAGCATCCGACATTGCAAATTTCCTTGATCTCGCTCAACTCCTGCATCTGGGCGGAATAAATTTGTTTCGCAGCTTCTTTTGTAATCTGCACATCTCTGCGGTGGCGTTCTGCTATATCATGTGACGGTATATGCACCGCACAGAATATTTCGTAAAATATCAGGATGAATACGACTATCCTGTATCTGTTCTTCTCCATTACTACCAACTCTTTCTAAAAATATATCACGCATTATAGCACACACTTGTGTAATTTTTCTGGGAAGTGCAAAATCAGGGAGTTTTTCTGCAAAAATAATCTACTTTTTTGATATTTTACTATGCACAGTTTGTATGAGGTGGTATAATATTATAAAATTTTAACAAGGGAGGGGATTGTATGAGCAAAGGCGAAAAGAAGAAAGATTCAACCCTGAGCGTCATTTCCTGTATTCTGGCAGGTGTGGCATTCATTCTTCCATTGCCAATTATCCTGTCGTTTCCACTGGCTCTGGCAGGAGCAATTGTAGGATTAGTAGATATTGGCACAAAGAAAGAGGAATATAGGCATATTGGCTCATGGTTCGGAATTATTGTCGGAATCATTGAAGTAGTTTTTATTGCAGTGCAGTATATGAGATTTCTTTAGCAGAAAAGAGGGTTTTATGAAAAAGAGAGTTTGTGGAATTATAACGATGTGTGCTTTTTTATGCATTTCGCCTGTCAATGCCAGTGCTACTTCCTTTGACAACATTAATGAAATGCTTAATAAGATCAATGGCGAAGATGGATTTGTCGAAGCATCTGAATGTGTGATTGACAAAAACACTAAATCCTTGCATCTAAGCGTCGTTATAAGTGAGAACGTGCCAGATGATGAAGTTGGCACATTTGCTTCAAAGGTTTCCGGTGTATTGTCGGACGCATCTCAGCAGGATTGGTATGATTATGATTATGTTACTGACGATTTCTATAAAAGTGGTTATGATGGAGTAGTTCTAACAAACGTTTGGAATTTCAAAAATGATACTCTGGCTTGCTCAATTTGGGATGATTCGCTATCAATCACGCGTCTTTCAGACGGAACTAAATTAAAAGAAGCTGTTTTAAAAGACGTGGAAAGTGAAAATTCTAATTCTCAGGAAAACGATTCTCTTGATGATACCGGCAGGCTAAATCCAGGTGTTTATATTATTGGCGAAGATATTCCTGCCGGAAAGTACACCTTTTCAATAACCGACGGAGCAGGAATTATCAGCGTATATGACAGCTACGATGATTATAAGAATGATGATTACGAACATTCAGAAGAATACCATGTCGCTTCAAAAAAATATAAAGAAAGTCTTGGTTCTGACTTAGAAAGCATTAATTCTTTATATTCCAGTGAAATTGGGAATCTACCGTTAGAGAATGGAATGTGCGTAAAAATAGATACTGTTTCAGTTTTGTATTTAGCGAAATAAACAAGAGGGGCAACCGCCCCTCTTTCTTTTGCCTGTCGTTCTCGCAGGCAGTCTCTCTATCCACACACATCCTCCCGGACACAGAAACCATATTTTGCGAATTATGTCAAACTTTAACGCTTTACACTAACAATTTCAAGTGCTACACTTTGTTTGTGGGACAATAATACCACGAACAGGAAGAAAAATGTGTGTACTGTCAAAATCATGGCGTATTTTGACAAATTGAGACTACGAAAGGAGGGTGCGCATATGAGAATAGCCATATGTGACGATAACCAGCTTGAAGTTGACTTGTTTAAAGAGTGCGTATCGGGATTCTTACGGCGCAAAAGAGATTATCGCTATGAAATCAGCGAGTATTCAGCAGGTTATCCACTTGTTGAAGATGTGAAAGAGGGTAAATGGTACGATGTAATTGTACTGGATATGATTCTGGAAAATGAGAACGGTTTGGAGATTGCGAACCGGCTCCGAGATATTGGATATGATGGAAAGATTATTTTCTGGACAGCCGACGATTCTCATCTGCAAGAAGCATTTGACGTCGGTGCTATGCAGTATGCGGTCAAGGGCAAGGAATACGGCAGAATATACCGGGCTATTGACGAGGTCCTGTCGCAGATGAGGGATGAAACATTGACATTCAAATTCCGCAGGCAGATAAACCGGCTCAAATACGATGAAATTGAGTACGTCGAGAGTCAGGCAAGAGTTTGCCATATTTTTGCTACAAATAACCGATGTTTCGTGACCACTTGCAAGCTGAACGATCTGGAAGAAAAGTTGTCTGATAAGCGATTCTTGCGCTGCCATCAGAGTTATCTGGTGAACATGGATCATATTCAGTCGGCAGGTGATAATTTCGTCATGGATTCTGGGGACATTGTCCAGATAAGGCAGAATGGAGCAAAGGAAATTAAAGAAAAGTACGAAGAATACATAAGCTGACAGCGAAGAATGACCGCCAACCCGGGAAGGAGTAATTGGCGGTCATTTTTAATGTCACACTTAAAAATAAAAGGGTTTTGCAATACGAACTACTATATCGAACACATTTATTATAGCATTATAAAAGTCATATTACAACTGTCATTTAGGAATTTCTGTGATTCTGGTGAATGTTCCTTTTGGAATAAATTCAAAAACAAACCCTTCTGTCGGATGCGGGATGCGGATGAAGTACCATTTCAGCCCTGAACTGTCGGTTTCCGTGTACTTCATCACCTCTACAACTGCACCTTTTTTCAGTTTTGGGAACAGTTTAGATGGGCTATTTTTGTTTGATTTTGTATAACATTTTGTGCCTTTTTTAATCTGCGCAATGTAGGCTCTGGTGTTCTGCTTTTTGACTGTATCTGAGTCTGAAACTGACGTTGTATTTTTAACTAAACTGTAATTTGGAGTGCAGAATTTTGTTCCGGGAAGGTTGCTGTTGTAGTAACTTTTCTGGCATACACCACCGCCATTTGCGATAATTGTAAAGCCACCAGAAGTGTTTCCTTCGACTGTCCAGAACCGATCTCCTGACACTTTTATTACGATTCCAGTATGCGTAAATTCTCCGTTTCTGTAGAAAATAACAATGTCTCCGACTTTTGGATTGCTGTTTAAAGTAAACAAATCTGCCATTGTCGGGCAGTAAACGTATGGCCAGTGTTTTAAAAGTTTCTTTGCTGTGTCTAATCCGAATGCTTTCATCATGCACCACGAAACGAATGCAGCGCACCATGGCTGCCCCTGATAATCTGGCTTGATATCCCGCCAGTATTTTGTGTAATTATTCTCTCCGGCGTTTGCTGTTTTGCTGTCAAGTTGACTATTGCTTGCCTTTTCAAGATATCCGATTTCATTCTTTGCGATCTGGATTAATTTGTCAATTGCGTTCATATTCTTCTCCTCACTTTCTGGAAAATATGCCTTTAATGCATTGTAAACAAACTTCTGTCTGGTCTTATATGCCCCTACTTGATTCCCTGTATCGGTCTGGCAGGCTGCATAGAGGTTGTCGAGTGTATATGGTTTTTGAGTCTTTGCCAGAATCCGGATTACTGCTCCTAATCCACCTTGATGTCTAAAGTTCACGCACATAGCTTGCCCTCTAGCGTCCGTAACGCCCCTTTTAAGGGCTTCATCTGCATAGGTGGCTAATTGTTCATCCATAAGGCTATCTTGGCATTTAATACCCAAATCGGACGAAATAAGAGCAACTATGGTATTAGCAAGCTGTGACACTCTGGAAATATTAAAACATTCCCAGTTCGCGGTCTGAACTTGTTCCAGAAGTCTTACCTTGTCTATCTTCTCCCACTGTTCCGGGTCGGCATCGTAAATTCGTTCCAGAAGTGTTTTAGCTTCGGTTCCGTACCACGCTCCTGCACCGATTGTAATTGCGTGTTCATCTGAGTTATTCGTATAGGCTTCCGTGAAGTCCGAATAATCCTGTTGTCCGTAAACCTGTCCGCCAGTTTCGACCGCATAAATAATCTTCCTGAGAACTGTTTTCTGTTCGTTTGTCATATCGCGTTGCTCCTTTCTGTTAAATATGCCTTGTAAGCTCCGTATTTGCCACTAAAATCAATTTTTATATGTTATTCTAGGATTTTATCGAATCGCACATAAAATCGCTATATGAGTCAAATACAAGGTTGCTAATAAAAATGGTTTGCCTTGGGCTGAAACGAGTTAAGAATGTCAGGGTCGAATAGTGCTTATTCGACGATTAATATATATCTCGTATATATATTAATTATATTCTTATTCTATTTCTTATTCTTATTCTATCGCGTTACATTGCGTTACTGGTAACGTTATTGTAACGTTACATTGAGATGTTATGTAAACGAAAATCGCTTGTTGACAGAATATTTATTTCTGGATTTTATTATTTTCTCAGATGATTGATTTATTCTGAAAACAAACAAAATTTACGTTTACAAATTATTCATTTTTTATTTTCAATATAGTTACATTTTAGCACGGTAAGGACTGAGATTTTGGGGTTATTTGGGCGAATAAGGGTTTATTTGAGTTTTTATGGAAAATGCGCTCTTATTTGGCAAAATTAATATTAAAATAAATAAAGGTAAGCTCTTATTTGCGATATCTATTTCTATATTATTTCATTGAGCTCGGAATTTCACTATACCACGGAAGAGATGTGCAATTTTTGTACGCGTCATCACTGCCGTATGGAGCATTTTTATAACCACTATCCGAAACTGTCCATAATTTAGGAGCATTTGCCATTTTTGAGCATCCACTAAAGATTTTAGCTATTCTTATCCAGTAAGTCCAACTCGTATTTGTTATCATAAAGCTTAATAAGTTATCATCTACATATCTTAATTCTGCGCAATCCATAAATGTCTCTTGAAAAGATATGGTGCTTGACGGCCAGTCGTCTTTAGGGATATTACTTATCCAACTAAACAGTTCTGCTGAAACTCTTGTTATTTTTGTTCCTCTGAAACATCCAGTAAAGGTATTTGGCTCTTTTTGTGTCGCAAACAAACCAGCAGGTATCTCAGTTATGTCTGTGTTTCCAAATGTATTACTGAATAAGTGTATTTTGGTGCAATCATAAAACAGATTCTCTGGAATTTCTATTATTGATGTTCTTCTGAATGTATTTTCAACAGATTCCAATTCTGTCATTCCATCTAACAATTTTGTAGGTATTTTTTTGAAGTTTACACAATTATAAAAAGCATAGTCAATAGTGGTAAATTTTTTATGATATTGAAATAGTTTTTCTGGAACTTCATAAAAATATGGGGCGTTTGTATTTGGCCCAGTGACGCAAAAATCAGGTGTATAAAATGCAAAACTAGCATTCGTTGTGACTCTGCTTATGTTTACCGGAATTGCTGAAAGTATTCTTGTTAAGCTACTTTCATAATGGTACGTAGTAGAATTATCTTGTATTTTTTTATTCACAAAGGAAAGAATAAATTTTACATTCGCTTGAAGTGTTAATTTTGTCTTATAAACTCCGCTTTTTTGATACTTAAATTGCCGCACACTTGTACTTTTGGGAGAGGTTGTTGAATATCCATAGCTGTTCTCTACCGTTACTTCGCCGTTGCCTTTTAAGGTAAATGTTATTTCGTCTTTCCATTCAAATATGAATACGTTTGATGCTACTTCTTCACTTTTTTTCCAAAACAATACATCCCCGCCCCATATTTCGTCTGTCTCCACGCCTTTGACAGGAAACCCGGTGATTTCCTGTCTGTTCAAAAATGCCTTATATATCATCCAATCAGCCCTCCTCAAATGTGAAATACAACGTATCTGCTCGGTCAGTTCCTGCGGCTACAAGAGCGTCGTAATCAGCTTTTTTTATTCGCTTTACGCACCTCAATTGCGCCTTTTTTAATTGCTCAGAAGTGCTACCAGAACCGTCTGTAAAATCATCAATCATTGCCGGTGAAAATTCAGAATCCGAACCGTCTGTAAATTCCGCATAACTGATTGTCGGCATTTCAGATCGTGTAAGGTTAACCGTTCCAGATATTTCGGGAGTGTATTTTCCTAACTGCTGGCTGTTACTATTAAACGGTGCATTGTTGGCAGAATAGGTGTCAATCATGTCTGTAGCGCCGATTTTGAGCGTCCTGCTCATGATGTATGAATGGACGTACCATTGCAGTTCCGTAGGTTCCTGATCGTCGTGCTGAATCAGCTTTTTATAGTAGAGTTCGACTGCCTGTCCAACCATATTCAGTGGGTTTCCCTGAACCTCGGCAGTATATCCCTGTGCACGGTAATATTTCCGCAAATCTTGATTTACGAATACGCCATAGCAAATCTTCATAATTGGTTCAGCCCTTGAAATACCGCCATATTCGTCTGCATCCCAAACGTAATTTAGCCAGTCCTCATTACCCACAAAGAAGCTATTTCTGTTGTAATAAACGTTGTTATCATACGCTTCTTGCGCTGTATAGTCGCCTTGTGTAAAGCCAAAGGCTCTGTTCGGGTCAGGATCACAAAATATAACATTCGGGAACCAGATTCTGCCCTCTTTTGCGGTAAAACTTTTAAATGTATCGAGGTGAATTTCTTCGTTGTTGTAGTATTTATAAATGTTCTGATTATCGGTGGTTTGCCCGTATCTGTAACTGTTCTGGCGGAGTTTTAAATACTCAAATTTTCCATCCCTGTTCATCCATCCAAAGCGATCATTCTGCAAGCATAAATCTTTCAGAATATTTACTACGTTCATTTCATTTGAGTTATTCGTATCAGGGACATAGGTGTCGTCCCAATGCAACTTTGTACTGACCTGTTCAAGCCCTAAAAACTCAAATAATTTATCCCTGAATTGCTTTTGAGTCAGCTTTTTCTTCTTATCAGTCGTCTGGTTTTTATACCACCTTGCAATGTCAGTATTTCGTAATTTATACAGATAATCGTATGCGATAAAATTACGTGTCAGGGAATTTGCTTTCCGCTCTGCGCTGTCGATTTCGCCTGTGAAGATTTTGATTTTTGTTCCTTTTCTCTCGATGTAAACTTCGATTTTCCCAGACGGATAAAACTCTTCCGAAGTGCCATTGAACTGATCGTGGTGAGCCTGAAACGTTATCTGATTGCAGACACAACCGCCGAAAATGAAATAGCTTTCAGAGCAAATAGACTCCTGCAAAGTGAGTGTATTCTGGTCGATATTTTCATTTGTAAGGTCGGCAAATTCGCCATTAATCCAGTGTACCGTTACTTTTATTGGCTCGGTTTTCTCCTCTTCAACATCACCAGAGCCGTCGCTTGAACTATCATCAAATGGGTTCTTTCCATCGTTTGTGACTTTGATTTGAAAGCTATCAGAGCCGATAAATTTAGAAACTCCATTAGCTGTCACATTATAAGAAACAGTGATGGTTTTAGAACCTGCGGTGGAGCTATCGAAACCAGAAATGTCATAATCTGTGATTTCTTTCTCGGTTCCATCCTGTCTTACTTCCGCTACAGTTAACCCGGTTGGGTCGAACAATTCTCCGATTTTATAGTAAACCTTGGACGGAAAACTTGTGATTCGGATTCCTGAAAGGTCGTATACGGTTACTTTGAAAGTGGCGGTATGGGTTTTATAGGTTACTGTGATTGTCTTTTCACCAACAGAAGAACTATCAAATCCAGACACTTCAAATCCAGTTGTTTTTGTTTCTGATGTTCCGTCAGTGTATTTAACAAGGATTGACAATCCAGTTGTGTCGAATACATCTCCTTTTGGATATTCGATTTTTGTAGGCATGGTTTTTACTTCGATTCCAGAAATATCTACCACAAGAATACTGAAATCTACGGTCTTTTCATCGAATGTAACCGTTACAGTTTTGCTTCCGTATGCGGACATATCCGGGCTTGACAGGGTATATCCGGTTACTTGTTCGGACGTGTTGTCATTGTAATATGCAGTAATTATAAGTCCTGTGCTGTCAAATGCTTCACCGACGAAATATCTGATTTTGGTCGGCATATGAGTAACTTCAATCCGAGCCAACTGGCCTAACCATGTAATCGTGCCTGTTGCCCCCCACGGCGAACCAGATATTTCATTAGTTTTTTTGTTCAAGACAATATTTGTTACAACTGATGTTTGAAAAGCGTTTTCGCCAATGGCTGTTACACTTGCAGGAATAGATACGTCTGTGAGCTGTGTATCTTTAAAACATTCTTCTGGAATTTCTGAAATACCATTTTCAATAGATATGGTTTTTAATTTTGTATTTCCAGAAAAAACAGCTGCTTCAGAAAGAACAACATCTTTTTTCAAAGTAAGGTTTTCCAAATTAGGTACGAGATATGCTGATATAATATCCCCGCCGCGAATTGTCAGATTCCTGCAATCAGGTATCATCTGTATAGTTTCGTACCCGTCAGAATCAAACGTTGTATCCTTTCCGCCGATTTCTACGTATTCAAATGTTGCATCAAGGAAAGAGTATTCTAACCATTTCAGTGATTCTGGCAATATGACATTTTTTAATGAACGGCAATTCTTAAACAAAGGGCCTTCGAGTGTTTCTAACCCTTCATGTAAAATTAATTCTGTTAAATTAGGGGAAGATTCAAATGAACCCATACTGATTTTTTTGACTGATGCCGGGATCTCAAGCTTGGTTCCTAAAAAGATAGGAAAAGTATGCTCCCCAATGTATCCAATTGTATTTGAAAAACTGACATAAGTTATATTATTAAAACCTTTTGCAAAATCACTTGGCACACTTATAAGTCCTTCATTAAAGATCATTTTTGTGCATCTTGTAAAAAGACTTTTGGGAACACCTATATTTTCACTATTATCATCTAAATCTGAAAAGCGTCCTTTTCCGGATATAGTCAACGTATTTGTACTGAGGTCAAAATCGGCTGTTACATCTTCATTATTTGGGGCTCCGATATGCACAGAGAAAGAGTCGAATACTGTGACATTCGCAATGCCTGCAGCGCCGAAATATTTAATATTAATGGGAACTGTTCCAGCATCTGTAACTGTAATGTTTTCAATGGTATAACCACTCGTTACGGTTTCCAAACCGTCTGAATATTCGACAGTTATATTATTTATATTCAAATCTGTCACATCGCCTACAAAGTAATATTCTTTCCAAAAAGAAACATTTGATATTCTTTCCGGCTGCATAATAGTAACTTCAAATGTGCAAGCGAAATTTCCGTAATGAACTGTGATTTCGCTTTGTTTTGGAGAACTGCTATCAAATCCAGAATATGTGCAGTCTTTTGTAACATCTATGGTATTTCCATTACTTGACGTTGCGGTTACCGCAATGCCCGTAGAATCAAATTCTTTTCCAATGTGATAATTTACCTTGGTTGGCATCGTAGTAACGGATATGGCGGTAATAGAAGCTTCTGAGACAGTAATTTCAAATGTTGTAGTCTTTCCAAATGCAGTGACGGTTATAGTCTTCGCGCCTGCGGAACTGCTATCAAAGCCAGATAATTCGTAATCTGTGACACTGACTGCTTCTCCTGTACTTGCTATTCCAGATATTTCAAGCCCAGTGCTGTCAAATAATTCACCCTGACAATATATGGTCTTATCTGGCATTTTGGAAACAGTTATGCTAGCGATTACTAAATCAGAATATTTTTCATAAGTAATCTCCTGTAATACTCCCGCGTTCTTTACCAGAATCGAAATTGGTACCGTAGAAGATACGGAAATATTCAGATTTGTTGTGGTTTTACCGTCAGTGATTGACGATGTGCCGGTGTACGAACTGCTTGTAGGCCTCTGAATAACATTGACAAAAAGAGTCTGTCCCTCTATCAAGAATACTTCGTATTTCAGTGCATACGATGAAGATGTGCTTGAATAATATACATAGCCTTCAACTCGGATTTTAAGGAATTTTTTTCCTGAATTAAGTGTTCCATCCTGGCGATAAACATAATAAATCGCGCCATCCCTGCGCCAGATTTTGAGTTGTTCGGCATTCTGCCCGAATCCGATGAAATTGTTTCCAGAAACATATATGGTACTGGCAGTCTTGTCCGCATAAGCAAACCAATCAACACCTGTGACACTGACTACATCATCATCGTGTTTTGTATTGCCGACAACAGCAGTCATCCCGGTCGTTGTATTCAATAAACTGTCAAAAGATACTGTATCTGCCATAATCATCCTCCCGTCTATAAAATAAAAGAGCACATGAGCTGTGACACCCATGCACTCTAGTTGTTAGTATTCGATCAGTGCAATTCTGATTTTATTGTACAAAATGTTATTTCCTACAACTCTGATAGGTTTATACTCAATATCAGGCATATAAAAAACACCTGTTTTGTAGGTGTTTTCTTCATCGTCCCAATATGTGACATTGTACTTCCGCTTTGCTCTGTTCACTAGACCAGCTGCGAAAACAGACTGCATTTCTACTTTATCCGGAAGCCACATCGGTCGCGTGTTGAAGTCTATTTTAGTCTTAAAATTCGGGCTTGTGTCTCTGTGCAAGAGGTTATTCAAGTCCCTGTATGCTTCTACCTCTGTTCGCTGATTCGGAGTTGCGGAGTAATCATCATAGGCCAAGAATTTGTTCGGGAGAATTTGGCTTCCGAACTTTAACATCCAGCCCTGAAAATCAACGCCAGAAGAAAAATCACTCATAACCTCTCACCTACCCTTCAAATATTCCGTAGCCATTACGATTTCTGAACTGCTGATTTTCTTCTTTCAGATATCCAATCAGATGTCCGTCTGCGTAGATTGCCATGCCGTTCAAGGCATTTTTGACCGCCTGCCCGATCATCTGATTATTGTCAAACGTGTTACTGCTGATTGCCATGATTTCTTTTCGAATATCATCCACAAAGTCATCTGTATCAACCGACATTCTGCTCTTTACTTCCTGATAGGATGCACTCTTCGTGATAATGTCTGCGGTTGGTGTATTGATTTTTTGTACTTCTGCGCTTATGTCATTGATGGTTGATCTGACTTGTGGAAGCATGTTTTGCATGCCGAGTTGGAATCCCTCAACGGTGAATCCACCGAGTTCCATCATTACTTGTGACGGACTGTGAATTTTGAGAACTTTGCGGAACGTATTTGATATATTTTGTGCGATTTTTTGCACATTTGCATAAAGCTGTTGTGCCGCACCTACGATTCCATTGTTTAAGCCAATAATAGAGTTCCAGCCGACATTATACAGGTTTCCAATAGAATTGCTGATTCTGGTTCGGATTCTTCCAAACCATGTGAACGATGAGGAAAAGCCCGGCTCTAATCCATTCTGGAAGCCAACTCCACAATATTTTGCCAGCTGCTCAAACCATCTGGACGGGGAGTGAGAATCAAGAGACTCTTGCGCTCTCTTCTTAACATAATTTTCAAATAGGCTTTGCGTTGCAGTACCGAGCGTGCCTTTTTGACTTTCGTATCCCTGCAAAATTCCTTTTACAGAATTTTCTCCGATTTCTTTTCCGCTGGTTTTTGCTGTATTTCCTGCTTGTGAACTTGCGGTTGTAATGGTTTCGTTTAACTTTCCGGTAAGTTGACTACTATTCTGCATAATTCCATCACCACATGCAACAATCTGATTCTTTCCAAGTTCTGCAAATAATTCAAATCCAGAATTATTATCCAGAACGCCGTTGATTGCCCCCTGTAGAGTTGAATCCATTGTACTTTGCAGAGTGCTTTCATAGTCAGAAATACCTTTTCCAAACTGCACCATCTGTCCGTTTGCCAAAGTATAGTAACCGTTATCGTCCGGCTCTAATCCCTTTGCAATTTCCTGATAAATCTGTAATGCTTTTTCGCCGAGAATCTGTTTTCCATTTTCCCAGATACCACCCATTTCATCAATTGCATTTGCTGTATCCGTTACCAGAGTTGCAAAGTCAACGGTCTGGATAAGTGTCTGGAATCCTGTAAGCTGTTCTGAGATATCCTCAAACGACACATTGTTAATCCGATCAGCCATATTCGAAAACTGATTAGAGGATGTTTCCGCTGTATCTCCAAGGTCTTTGACTGGTTTATTTACTCCTGATATCGCATTCTCGAAGTCCTCTGATGAAACCCCAAGATTATTAAGTTTAAGTTCGAGTTCAAATAATGCCTGTTCTGTGCTATATCCGTTATCTTTCAATTCGGAAAGGAATGTTAATAAAGGATATGCTTGTTCGCCTGAAATCTGGCTTGCGTGAACCAAACCGAGAATAGCATCTTCATACTCTTGAAATACCTTTAAATCATCCTCTGTAAGTTTATTACCGACTCCGAATATATCTTTCATCCATTCGTTGATAGCACCGGTAAAATCTCCTTTTTGATACCCAAATACGTTATCTTCCAGAAACTCTCCAAAAGTTTTATCTTCGCCGCCGAACAGATTAACACTTATCCACTTTCCGAGGTTGAAACCTGCCATTGCAGTTCCTAAGACAACCATGCTGTCTGCGAATCCTGCCGCAAGCGTAGAACCAAGTCCAGAGCCAAAGAATGTCTGCAATGCACCACTGGCTGTGGAAAGAACCGTTCCTAACCCACCGAAGATTGTTCTGAGTGCGCTGATAGAACTGACTACATTGTATATATTTCGGGCAAACTTAATGCTTCCCCTTATAATAAAAAACCGTGCTAGAGCTTCGCCAAGAGCTTCTATCTGCTTATCGTCAAGCTTTCCTAAGGCTTTTGCGAAAGCATCTAAGACGCTTACTAATGTATTAATCAGTGGGGCACCAATATCGTTCAGCATTATATCGAAAAAGCTGATAAATCCATCTGCGAATCCTTCAGCAAATGGCTGGAATACATCCCATACATCGCCGATTGTTTTTATTAACGAATCCCAATCAATGTTTTTGATGAAATTCACAATTACGTCTTTGAGATTCCCGATTCTTGTCCATAACCCGTCCCAATCAACATCAATTACTCCAAATTTATCAAGTGCAGCAACGGTAAGGCCTAATCCTACCGCTATCGAAGCATATGGATGCGTTGCTAACATGGTGATTCCTTTGCCTATCGCTCCATCTTTACCGAAAATACTTCCAAACCATGTAAGCCCTTTAAATGCTACAAAAGCTGTCAGGAGCTGTCCGAGGAAATATCCGATAGACTGTGCTTGCTTCGGTGAGAATGCTGCGATAAACTCTTTGAACCTGTCAATCAGATCAGGAAGTTTATTAACTCCATCTGCCGCCTTGTCAAAGAAATCATCGAAGAAATCAAGTAAGCCAGTTCCGACATTCTCAGCAAATGGCTCTAATACACCCCATAACTGTACAAGGGAAGCATTGATTTTGTCCCAGTTGATTTTCACAAGAAAATCGTTAAAAGCATTGATTAGTCGTGGTAATCCTTTTTCCCCAAGCGTCCACTTGCCAAGCGGAACTAAAAAATGATTCCAGAAATCTTTTAATGCTGTCCATGTGAAATCTCTGAGCTGCTTCAATCCATTGTTCCAAAGATTTTTCAGTGCTTTTGTGGTAGGTTCTGCGGCTTTTGCAAGTTTCTTAAATGTGTCTGTGACCTTATTAGCGAACGCCATAGCCTTGTTTTCCATGGAGTTGTAGGCAGCATCCCATTTCTTCTGGTATTCGTTCAAAAGTTTATCCAGTGCATCGTTGAGGATTCCTGCATCAATTGCAGATGTGTCAATTTTTGGCGTTTTAATTTTAGAATTTGCAAGGTCTGACAGAGAACTATCGTCTTTGCTCATAATTTCAAGTTCATCATAGGATGCGAGGAACTGTTTTAATTTTTTTGCGCTCTTGGTTGCATTTTTCAGATTATTGTCTGTATCTTTTGTAGCATCATTTACGTCCGAAATTCCAGAATCGTCTATGGAATCAAGTGCATTCGAGAGATTTTCACTTCCACCACCGATAGAACCGAACATTTTTCCGATTTTGGTATCAACTCCAAGAAGCGAACCAATGTATGTCAAAAGTCTCTGGAATGCGATCACAAGACCATTGATGTATGGAAGCACTGCCGCAACTACAGGCATAAAGATGTTACCTAATGCTCTGGCACAGGATACTAAGTTTGCACGAAGTATACGTAACTGGTTGGCTGGCATATTTCACATTGTTACCGTAAAGGTTTTTTATCCCTTACTTCTTACGGTTTCCCGTAAGGTCGGCGTACATTTTCAACCATAAAAATAAGACGTATTTCTACGCCCTATGGTTGTCGAGCACTCTTGGGAGAATTATATTTATTCATCTCCTACGCTCTACGGTGCTGCATAACCTTTCGAAATCTATGCAGTTACCTCGGTATTGCCTTGTTGAGTTCTCATATAATCGTCATATTTTCTCCAATAAAATCCTCTGCATCTTTTGTTTAGCTTTAAAGCTTTATGTATCTGCTTATGAACCTTTGTAGGCTCTCCAAGATATCTCGCAGCTTCGGAACAATTTGGAAAGTGATTTATAATTTCCCAGTTATCGTTCAGCTGAATAATTCCATTTCCTGCCTGTATGCCTTTAAAACTATAATCTTTTCGAGAATCGTAATCTTCTTTATAAATCCATTGGAATCCACCACATCTATGAGATTTTTGAGTCAAACAAGATGATATATTTGATCTGCATAACCCGGTTTTTATGCTAGCTTCTGTAATAGAAGAAAAAGTTGCTATATATTTTCCACTCTGATCTAGTTGAATGATTGAACGCTGGCGGCAAGAATCTGCTTTTTTATAAGGAGCTATTTTGCTTTCCTTGCATTCATCTTTGAATCTCCATTGGAATTGTCCTGCACGCTCTGCTTTCCTGTTTGCGCAATGGCTAATGCAATGTGCATTCACACCGGTTTCTGCAGAAGCATGAGCGCAACTCATATATTCATTAATATAATTTCCGCTTAAATCAAACTGTAAAACAGGACGTGAGTTCCAAGATGTTCCTCCATCTCCGCCTAACGTTATATTGTATCCATTTGAATTTTGAAAATGTATGCAACTATTTAATTTCTTTATCCAATAAATTTCCTTTTCTATAATTTCTTTATCATCAATACCTGTATCAATAATTTCCCATTCAAAATTATCAATGCCATATTTTTTTAACGCTCGGTGAAAAGGAATGTCATTGTCAATATCATAGATATGTTCTTTCTTTCTCTTCTCAAAATTATAAGTTTTTCCTACATATATTTTTCCATTTATTTTATTGGTAGCCTTATAGACTATATATTCTTTGTTAATAGTACCACCCCACATTCTTTAGGAATATGGGAACTCAATTTAGGTTTCACCGATTTTGCTCGATTTTCACTAATATATTGCTATATTAGGCGACAAGTGATAGCTCGCAGCCATCGTTTATCGTATTTGCCATATCCGCCCATGCGTACCGGGTGGAATCCAGTATTACTATCGTTCTCAGCATTGCCTTACTTGCCTGGTCCATATTAGAAACAGACGTTTGTATACCAAGATTTGCCGCATATTGCTGTAAGTTTGCCACACGAATGTTTGCACCATATTTGTCTACAGCACGGCTCATACCTACTAATCCAGAGGATAAGTTCTCATAAACTGTGCTAAAATCAAGATTCTTAACAGATGCAAGGTCAGCACCGATCATAGTCAGTGCATTCGACAGTTTTAATGCCTGTTCAGAAGTTGTCCCCATAGAGGACGACAACTGTGCGAACTGGCCTTGATAATTCAAGAGCATGGACGGGTCCATACCGAGTGATTTACCTGATTTATTTGCGGTCAGAATCGCATTATCAGAAACATCGAACCCAGACATTTTGGATGTAAGTTCTCTGGCTCTGTTGCTAAATGAATTTGCGTAAGCTTCCGCAGAATCATATCCTGCTTCTGACCAAGTTTCTCCTGCTTTATCTGCTACCTGGCGAAACGCCGCTTGAAAGTAGTTGTAATCTTCGAGAAAATTCATGGAACTTTCAATTGCGCTTCCAAATTTTCCAACAACAAATTTCAACGTCCAGAATTTCGCCACCAGAGACATGATGCTAGGCAAACTTTTCCTTGCCTTGCTTCCTACGTTTCCGACTGCATTGCCAAGTTTTCTGACCTTTCCTGTCGAAGTGGCTGCACCCTGTCCTAATCTGGAAAATGCGCCTGCGGTAGACCTTGCCGCTCTACCAGCATTCGCCCCAGAATTTGCCAACTGAGCAATAGCCTGAGTCATTTGAATTGTACTGCTACTGATTCTAGGAGCGGTACTCATCGTCTGGAAGAATGATTTTAGGCTATTTGCCAGATCATTAAGCTGAGTTGCTGTCTTTCCGGTTTTGTCCCCTGCATTTGCCAACTGAGATATTGACTGAACAAATGTATTAATTGGCTGAGAAATATTGCCTATTCCAGAGAACGAAACTACGATTTTTCTGAGTTCTTCACCAAGATTTGGAAGTTTTGATGTAACTGCATCAATAGAACCGCCTGCATTCGCCAATCTTGCCAACGAAGAAATAAACCGGTTCACGTTGTTTGATACGTCTGGAATACTGCCAAGCGTGGATAGCTCAGAAATCATGCTCTGAATCTTTCCAGACACATCACCTGTGGAATTTAATGTTTCGTTCAATCTGCGGATTGCATTTACGAATGAGTTTAATCCGTTGTTTCTCAAGTTCAGGCTACCGAGCGCACTCATGGACTGCGTAAACTGTTGCAATTGACTGTTTATCGTTGATAAATCAAGCCTGTCCAATTTAAGTGCTTGAACAGCAGAGTTGACCGTACCGACGGAAGCTGAAAAGTCTCTGAGATACTTGATACTCTCAGACATACGGCTGCTCAGGCGATTCAGTTTATTGCATAAATCATCAATGGATCTACTTGCATTTGATACGTTACTGCTGACCTCTATCGTAAGGCTATCTATTGTGTTGTCAGGCATATAAGCACCTCCTTTATTTCAAAAAATAAAGGGCAAGCAAGACTACTATTCATCCTGCTTGCCCTTTTCATTACCTATTTCAGATATATTTGCATTTGCCTGCCTGATAAGAAGTTCGTAGTAACGTTCTTCTTGTCTTAGTTCTGCTTCTGATTTCTTCGGCGTATCTGGATTATGTTCAACCCAATTATTTTGTTTTTCCTGCGTAATTGGTCTGTTCGGGTAACTAACCTTTCGTGGGAACAATGCACATGAAATACTTGTTTTCACATACAATCCGGTCAGCCACGACTGATAGTCCATGTTTATTAACTGCGACTGAATTTCTTCGTTCTTTAAGATTCCATATTGTTCTATACGGATTCTTAGGTCTTTCAGGGTACTTCTGAGAAATTCTTTTCTTGACATCCCAATACGCACAGCCATTGGGTATAATTCATCCCAGATTATTTCGCTGTAGCTTTTTTCAGGTGATCTGTTGGCTTCTTCGGCGCTTTCTTCGCTTTCACAGAGTCCATTGCCGCATTCATGTTGTCCATGAAGGTTTCCAGACCGGTTAACTTGAAAAAACCATCTTCCTCCATCTGTTCAATGCACATGGCGAAAAGGCCATAGAAGTTACCCTGCTCATCATCTTTATGTTCGGTCATATACTGTGTTGCAAGTTTTTTGGCGGTATCTAAGTCCGGGACAGTGCCATCACCGTCAGAATGGTTGCCGTGATATTGAAGTAATCCGGCATAGAACGCATTGAGTGCAGTATTTGGAATACTACTCATTCCAGAAACCATTTCCTTAAGACTCCTGTCCGTTCCACCGCTTGTGGAAACCAGCATATTCATTACGGATTTCACACAATCATCAAACAGTGATGCTTCAATTCCATATTCAAGTTTGTAGTCTTTGCCGCCGATTTTTAAAACTTTATACATATTATTTGTCCTCCCAAATGTGTTTAAAGGCCGCTGTCAGTTGGAACTACTGCTTCACTCGGGCCGACATATTCATTGATAGTAAGAGACATTTCAACGGTTAACAGGCCATTCTGATCTCTCGCCGGTTTAGGAATGATTGTCGGTGGCTCGATTTTTGTGAAGAATGCTTTCTTAAGAGACGGGAAATATTCTTCATACCACATAGATTTTCCATCTGTTTTTCCTGTTTTATATTCGCTGATTAAGGTTTCCCATTCAGTGATAGTTTCATCAGTTACATTCACAGTTACGTTGAATGTACCACCTGTAGAACCACGTCCTGCAATAGTTCTTTCGACTTCATCTTCAAGTGCGGAAGCGTCGATTGTCTCCACGTCAATTTTGATTTCATCAGAAGCATTGATTCTGTGAAGAAGTTTAAATGTTGTCGGTTTAGTACCTGCTGTTGTTTCGACTGCATATCCAGTAAGCGAACCAACGGTACTTACGCCTGCTATATTTCCTTTGTCTGCCATATTCGGCTCCTTTCTGCTTTTCAGCTATAAAATCACATTAAAAAAGAGCCTTGTCGGCTCTGACACGTAACCCTGTGCCCGGGAGATAAAAGGATCACCGTCCTTTCTATTCATCTGTGCCCGTTTTCAGTTCTGGAAGCCCTGCTACAGATGTAAGCAAGGATAAAACGCCGGAAAGAACGGACGCGGATACGACCATCTTCCAGTCAACGCTTCCAAGGACTGTTGCGGTTCCAATTGTCGCAACTGCAGTCTGAGCAATTGTCTTAACAGCTCTGATTCCCGCAGCTTTCAGCCATTGTAATTTATCTTTACTCATAGGACACTCTCCTTTCTTTTTGGTATAAAAAATAGAAGCTGTTACGCTTCCAATAATTGCCCGGTGTAAATTCTGCTGTACCGGCTTATAATTCGTTTGAAACTCTTTTCAGAGTTTGCGACTTCTTCCGGTCCGTATGTCCGGCGAAAACCCATCGAAGCCATAGCCTGATGACTTTTGCTGTCGATTTCGTATGCAGTCGATAAAGATTTTGTTCCAGACGCATAGCTTTCTGTTTGGAACGAAAGAACTGTTGCGCATTCATGGCCTTCGAGACTTGTTGACTGCGTGGAATTCCCCATCATGAATAATCTGGCGTATTTCGTTTTACCAGATGCTATTGTCTGGCTTTTCTCCATGGAAAAATTGCCTTTGCCGACAATTGGTTCAACAGCTTTACGCCATCTTTCAAAAACCTCCAATACTGGCGGTTCAATGGTAGTAATCATTTAATCACCCTGCCTGTTCTATCATATGGGTCTGGGTTTGAACAAATTCTTTTATCTGTTGATAGCCCCAACCGCAATTAATAAGGCTACTCACAAGCATCTCCATTTCTTGAATCTTTTCCAAATCTTCACCTGTGAAAAAATCTCGAAGATTTTCTTTTGCTTTTACACCATAATCTTTTTCGAGTTCTTTTGCTGTCTTTCCGAACAAATTACGATAAATTAAATTTGTGTAATTGGGATAGGCAAACTTTTTATGTGGGCTATCATTAACTTTCATTTTGATGGTATCTGTGAGTATATGCCGAATGACAACACCTTTGTCACGTTCGATTTGCCATTGTTGACGTTCCGTAAGGATTCTCTTTAATTCAGCCTCCATTTTATTAAAGGCATTAATGTATTTGATTTTCCAGCATAAAGCTTTTTCACCACTAAATCCCATAGCCAATAGTGAAAAACCATCTCTTGTCACAAGATACTCTGTGTATTCACGATTATTCGCTCCAACATAGGAAGTTTTTATGAAATAATCAGAAAGGGGGATATCTCCCCTTTGAGAAATCTGTGTCGCAAGTCCCAAATGTTTAACTTTACCTTCGGCGTCAACTTGTCCTTCAATGGTTCTAATTACCTCTTTGTGTTCTTTCTCAAAAGATTCCGCAATTTTTCTCGATGTAGTAAGTATTTTTTCTTCATATCTTTTACCAACAATTTCTACCAGCATAAACTCAATCTCCTTTTCTGATTTATTTTGGTATAGAAAAAGCACCCACCACTCAGGTAGATGCTTTTATATGTTATAGTATATCAAAGACAGAGGTATTATTCAGTATTATCAGGTATTAACTTTCATGATGCAAACACTTCTTTTGCAATTTTTCTAATACTCTGCATGATTTCTACGCTTGCCTTATAAACTGGCATGGTGGCTTCAGTACCATAAGAGCGTACCCATTCGCCAGAATCGGAATAATAAACCCACGATTCATTCTTTCCGTTCCCTTGCCCGTATGAACCGATTGTATATCCAAATTCCTGTCCTTTTGGATGTGGGCTGGTTCCCGCCGGAGTGTTGTAGTGAATGCCCGACCCGAACTCAATGAACAAAAGGTCAGAGCCTTCGCACACAAGCGTCGCCTGAGAATAACCACCAAAGTTATTGATTCTGATATAGGTGTTATGATTTTTTTCAGAATCGCCTTGCGCCAATGCTATGTTTTCATCTATGACCGGGATTCCAAGTTCTGTCAGCCTGCGGACAAATTCCTCATTCTTGCTTGCAAGCGACTTCTGATACACTCTGAGCTGCTTTATTGTGTCCTGTATAGATTTATGCGACAATTCCATTTTGATAGTCTTATTCGCCATCTGAGCCATCTCCTGTGTACTTAATACCGTATCGTGCCACATTGCCTTTCTGGGTATCAAGAATCTTTTTTAGGCGGTAATCTGGTGGGACTGCAGGCTCTCCATCTTCACCTAAAACAAGTTCTCCTGCGTCGGTCAGTTCTGGTTTGCGGTCAATCCAGAATACATCGGCGGTCTGTGGCTTGAAGTTGCGGTCGAAGTTTGTGATATACCTGTCATAATCCGGGATATAACCGGCGGATAATTCCTCTGGCGTTCCGGCAGTCGCAGATACGGAGAGGTGATGTAATTCTGGCTTTTGGTACGTTTTGATTGTGTCTATCCCGTCAAGGTATTCAGTTACCCTTGACCAATACACTGTCTGTTTTTGACGTTTCAATCCTCTCATAGCGTTTTCTCCCTTCAAAAAGAGTCTTTTTATTTATATTGCATATTTCATATGAGACACTTTTACATCTTCATCAGATACCTTTGTGTTAATGTTGACATGTCCAAGAATCTTCTGCACCTCAGTAATCGGCGTGCCTCTTTGAAGCATAAGAGTCGCAAGAGTATGTCTAAACAGATGTGGTGTCAGCGGTCTGTCCAGTTCTGCCCGCTCACCTATCAATTTAATAATTCTTTCAATTGCTTCCTTTTTGAGTGCTCCGTGAGGTTTGCGCTCACTCACAAATAGATATTCTGTTTCATCGTTTCTTGAGGCAATATACTGTTTTAAAAGTAATTTGCTACGGGCATTTAGGTACGTTGTTCTATGTTTATTTCCTTTACCAAGTACAACTACTTCGCCTTTGTGAAAATCTATGTCAGATATCTTTACAGTGCAGGCTTCGGTAATCCTGGCACCAGTGCTGTATAGGAATTCAACTATCGCCTTTTCACGTACCGTTTCGCATACTTGTCTGATTCTTTCCAGCTCCATATCTGTCAGAGGTTGTTTTTCAATGCGTTCGTATTTGATATTTTTAATAACTCTGCATGGGTTCTTGCCTATATATCCTTCGTTTGCAGCCCACTCGAAGAAAGCGTGTATGGCAGTTCTTCTACTATCAAGTGTTCGATTGCTCAATCCTCTACTCTCCTGAGCATTATACAGATATACACGAATATCATTTGCGGTAATGTCCTCAGCTTTTTTATTGACTGTGAAAAAGAAATCATCCAGGTAAAGATTGTAGAGTTCGAGAGTCTTTTTGCTCAGTCCCTCAATTTTTCTACTTACAATGTAAGTTTTGTAGAAATCTGGCAAATATCCAGTATACTTTACAACTGCTGTTTCTCTTTGACTAATATCAAAATCATTTACATACAACGCCAGTTTGTTTCTGACTGTTTCAAGATATTCTTCTGGAATTTCTCCATACAGTTTGGTCATAAATCCATTCACGAATTTTTCACGCATAAAAATACCCTCCTTTTGGGTTCACAAAGGGAAGGTATCGTGCTATAATATACCCGTACCCTTTGTGGTGCTGGAGCTGAACTTTTTGATTGGTAGTCGGGAGTTCAGCTCCCTTTTTGTGTTATGTATATTATAACACTTCCCATGTGAAAAGGGTACTTTTATTCGGTTTTTTAGAATGTATATTCATGCGTTTTCTTTAAAATGGCTGCGCATTTTTCAGCGGCTCTGCTCGGATATTTTCCGGCAATTCATCATCGTCGACATCTGCATATTTCCGGCAGTTGTATTCTGCAATGTCCATCTCCTTTTCGATTTCTTCCAGGGTTTTGTTGCTTTCACCCTTTTCGAAAAGGAACAGGTCGTAGATGATAGACCAGAGCTTACTGATTATCTGCAGTTTCGTCATTCTTCAACGATTTCCTCCATGTCTGCGTCAATAAGGAGCTTTTTTACCTTTTCTTTCAGGAGTCTCGGTGTTCTCTTGTATTCTTCTTTTGCTTCTTCAATTGTTTCTTTGCTTAAGATTTCTGTAACCCATAATTTTGCCATCATTTCTTTATCTCCTTTGCTTAATAACATAATGATTAAATTCCTACGCATAAACCTGTTCACTCATTTCTAACAGGCACTCTTTTAGCATCTCAATCTGTTTTGCCTGCGCTGTGATCTGTTCTGACTGTTCTGCCAGAAGCTGTTCTGTGCTCTTTTTAGTTTCTGGAACATAGTCAAGATACTTTTTTGGCTTCTGCTCAATATCAGGAAGCCGATCTGCAGATGTCACAAATTCATTACAGTCATATTCGTATACTGTTTCTGTGTGGCTCTGTGATTCTTCTGATATATTTCCTTGCTGTATTTCTTCTGTGATTTCTTTTTCGTTTGCACAGATAAATACATAAATTCCGTCTCCGGAATCAAACGTCTTAAGCAATGGCTGTTTCTGTGTAAATTTTACTTTCTTCACGTTTTATCACCCCTTTACATATCTTCATAATCTTCTTTACTTTCCATTTCTTCCGGATGTGCTTACTATTTGTATTCTTCAGGAATCCATAGAAACTACTACATCGTTTTGCCAGTTTAAATGGAATTGGTTTATGTGTCTCATAACATTTTAGGGCCTTTTTATATGCCCTTCTGATTCTACGGAAGTTTCTTCTGCGAACAGTCATTTTATGCTGATATATCCGGTATCCCATCATATCCACGAATGTTCCAGTTATTTTGTAGATACGGAAGGTGTTCTTAATGGTCAGTCCCATATCTTTTGCTTTTCTAATGAACATTTTCATTGCTTTCTTGATGTCTTTCTTATTTGTTCCGGCAAACAGCGTATCATCCATATAAAACGTTTGCTTCTTAACAAGATTAATCCGCTCGCTGCATCCATTCCGGTGCTTTCTGGTACGGTACATTCCTTCGGCAACATGATGATACAGAATGCTCATATACAGATTGCAGAGAAACTGGCTAAGATATGATCCTATACTCAGGCCTTTCTCAAAACTGTAAATCAATTTTCTGATCAATTTAATCAGCAGATCGTTCTTGATGTGGCATTCCAGGAATTGCATAAGCTTATCCCTATCTATGCTCTCATAACATTTCTTTACGTCTGCCTGAGCAACGAATGTGAGCTTATGGTTTCTCAACCATCTTCTTACGTCCCTTGCACCTTTTAGAGTCCCACGCCCTTTGATGGAAGCGTACTGATGCTCTCCAATGCGTTTCAGAATAGGCTGCAATGCTATAACTGCTATGTAATCATACAACTGATGCTTTATATTCTGGATTCCGATTCTACGGATTTTCCCGGACGATGGGTCTACTTTTTCCCGGTACCATACCGGAGGGAATTTAATGTCCCAGTTAATGATTTCATTCTGGATATCATCAATCACTGCTTCCACCAGAAAACGAATGGCATTCTTTCCGTTTCTTCTGAAAATGCAGTAAATTTGATTAACATCCAAAGTCGTATATGTACTAAGTAATCTCAGCACATCATTTCTTTTGTACTTTTTCTTCAGACATTTATATACCGCTGTGCTGATTAATCCGCGGTCTGTTATATCAATGGCCTTGCAATATCTTTTCATTCGATTATTTTAAAGAGGGTTTCCGGTTTTTCTACTAGCCCCGAATACAGTCTCATACACTGTATTCCTTACTTGCCGTCCCCGGCTTTCAGCTGGCCTTTCTTGCTTATTTTAACGCTTATGCGTAAAGAACCTTTCGGCTACACCCTTTTCAGGTGCGAAACATGATGCAAATAATACTGGTTTTGATATAAATAATATCAGGAGCCGTAGTTCCACCTGTCATTCCAGAGCCCGTTCCTGCAATTCACGTACGCGGAACCGGAGTTCGTCCCATTCCTGAGGTTCCCGGCTGCACCATGAGTCCTTATGCTTTTATTTTTGTATGTGTTTGGAAGAAATTAAGGGGAAGTCCCCTCTTTTCCTTCGGAAAATTCACCCCTAAGGGCCTTTTAATCGCAGGAGCCGCCGTACCACCAGCCAATCCAGAGCCCGTTCCAGCAACTCACGTACGCGGAACCGGAGGCCGTCCCAATCCAGAGGGCCCCGGTTTCAAGTGATTCTCTGGTTCCAGATGTGGCTGTTCCTCCGGCGTAAACTCTGCTTCCCATTCCTCGATCAGAAGAATCGGTTGCGGCTATTGGCCACCATGCACCTGTTTCTTCATCAATTTCTACATCACCAACCCACCAGTCACTTCCTTTGCCATCTGCACTGGCAGGTATGTTTCCAACAAGTTTATATGTACTCTTGACAATATTCTCGTTATCACTCCATGCAGTTCCTTTTTCACGGATATATACATCTTTGCTGTAATCACTTTTGAATACCATCACTGTATTTGCAGCTACATGATAAGCACCTACCTGATATTCGACACCCTGAATTCTGTATGGATGTCTTGCTGATGTGTTTGATACAGCTGCACCGTCATGCTTTCCAATTACTTTCTTCGTCTCGCCAGTGTGAATGTGCATAGAAGACATTGTGATCGGCGCATTTAAGGTATCCGTAAGTTTTACAGGTACTGTAGTAAATCCTTCTGAAATATCCAGATACACTGCTTTGTTTCCGCTTGCAAGGTCTTCAATACGAAGAATCTTTACGTCGTCCGCATAGGAATGCATAGTTCCGACTCCGCGGTCTTTATTTACTGCACCATTGTTGTTAGAACCATATCCAACAGAAACACATAATCCAACTTCCAGGTTTGCTGCCTGTGCTGCTGTTACTGGGAAGTAAGTTGCCTTCTCCGACCTCTGCTCTGCTGCATCGAACTGGAAGTTCCAGTTGTTTACACCCTGTGAAATCTTTCTGGAACTCTTCTGCCCGCCTTTGATCGCATTGAAAATCATACAGAAAGTCTGACGTTCTTTGCCGCATCCTAAGTATCCGGCTCCTTTCATCTGGTAATTCTGATGGATATTTCCGTAACTCTGGCTTCTTAAAAGCTTCTTTCCGGGCTGTGAGTGTGGCAATCCGTCAGAACCGGCTACAGATGGAAATGCAGACAGAAGCCAATAAGCAGGTACGGAGCCATCAGTATTCTTCTGAAATGGCTTTAATCCCAGTTCCTCATGCGGTGTATCAGACCAAGACCAGAGGAAATAATCTCCTTTATCTTCTTTCCGGTAATAGAACATAGGCCCGAAAGAGCACACGTCTACGGTGCCAGTCTCTGAATATCCATCTTCGCCCTCGATTGTGGTCAGTTCATAGTCTTCATTGTCGTGGCGAATATAATTTCCGTACCACCACTGAAACTCTGGGCGATTCGCATATCCGTCAGCACCTTCTACGGTATCTGTGGACGGTTCGTATGGAATCAGCTTGTTTACGCCTAACTTCTCAATCGTAGTTGTCGGATTTACCGCTGATTTCCACTCTTTTGACTGGTACACCACGCCTGTCCTCTGACGATTGAGATATTCTTCTACGGTATCTGTATGTGGTGTGCCACAGATAATGTCGTTTAGGACACTAATCTTTTTCCCTACTTCTGCTGAGTCTGCCGCTTCTCCTGTTTTGGAAAGAGTAGAATCCAGTGCCACATATGCTTTCCCTGTCTCTTGGTCAACAGTCACTTCCAATGATTCTGCCGTCCTTGCCTTTGCAGTAATACCGCCCCGCTCCGTTTCTGTCGGAGCAGGTGGAATAAAAATATGTTTTCTATTGTTTTCACGGTCGTAAAAACCATCTGTTTTTATTTCTTCCTTTAATGAATTAGTTATTTCTCCAACTGTGCCTGCATCAGCGGCATATCCAGTCTTCGTGAGAGTGCTATCAAGGTTGATACCTTTATTAAGTTCCATTTTTTGATCAGACCCAAACTCAAGGCAGTTTGTTTCTTCGTTGTAATCTACGCTCACTGGAAACATCGGAACGATATCGCCAGATTCGTTAATTCCGGCAATCTTTCCAGAGTTCTCTGAGCCTTGGTTCTTATTCAACTTATTTGATATATCAGCTGACAATTCTGTGATTTTATCTCCGGTAGCCTTTGCATCAGCAGCTTTTCCAGATGCGCTCAGAGTTTTGTCTGTTCCAGAAAGATAATTGTCTGGAATTTTAGTCAAGAATCCGGAGTCGTTCTGCAATTCGCTTGTTTTGCTTGGAATCACTGTAGTATCTGGTAATGCTCCTACTTCATCAGCTGTATATGTTGGCTTGTTCTGCTGTTTTACCCAATCTGCCAATTCGCTTGATTTAATGTAAAGTGACATATCAATCGGAGCGCCCATAGTGTCCCATACTACCCCATTCCACGCCACGTTCATTCCTGCTTCGCCGTAGACCGACTTAGACTCGATATTGTACATATCGCCAATGTCTGGATTTAATGGAAGCAAATCAGCAGTCGCAACTGTACCTCTGTATCTTACAGGGCTATTTAATTTTGCTTCCATATCGGAAATCTGGCGTTTTAAAATTGCATATACTTTCTTTGCTGTTAATGCCATATGCGCTTCTCCTTTATAATTTATACCATGTATCGGTAGGCTTGTGATATTCGTATAATTCAGAAGTATCAAGGCATAATGCCGAAGAACCACTTTGTACATAATGCGGCAGTTTTGATACGTCTTTTGAAAGTCCCTCGTAATCACGAACCATACCTCTTGCGTCTGTACATACCCAACTGCCTAAATCTGGCAATTCATCACCGGGATTGTACTTGATTCCATCAAAAATAACTGTGTTTTCTGCTTTTGCCATCTATGCAATCATCCTTTCTGCCCCGATAGGAGCCACATATGTGAACTGGTTTCCTAGTATATCTCTAGCTGTGCCAATCACGAAACAAGAATAGTCGGCCAGAAGATTGCAACACCATTCCTCTGCATCCACCCAATACCGTTTCTTGACCATACGGTGAAGTTCTGGTAATAGACCGTAGCTGAACATCACGCAATGACCTAATTCATGAATAAACACACGGTTCAGAAGCTCTCCGTGCAGGTTATTTGCGATTGAAATAATATGTGTGGAATAATCCGATACCCCAAGCGTTCTATTGCCTGTACGATCAATTAACACGCTGTCGTGCGGAGATACGAACTGCACTCTCCATAGGTCGCCGTTCATGTAAAATTGTCTTAGCATGGCTTATCACCATCCTTTTCTCAACTAAAAAGCCCCTGCTACATTCCTGTAACAAGGGCAAAATTCATTTCATATTCAATTCATCTGCTGTATAAAACGTGTCAAGTCAGTTTTCATCTGCTGTCTGATTGATGCGTCTGCATCATCCCACATTTCTTTCATATTGCGGATGATATCTTCTGTATACTCTTTCATGGAATCATCCATTTTTCTCTTGGATTCAGCGTCTTTGGAATCATGGTAATGTCTGCGATTCTCGCTGTATCTGTCGTAGGTTTCACCATATCTGGACTGCTGACGATTCATGCCATCATTCCCCATATTCCTGTCCGAATATTCTGGGTGATATCCCATGCGGTACATATTGCGTTCAAATTCTGGATTATTCAGATATTCATTCATCCAGTCATCATCCTGTGCGTGAAGATAGGGAATATATCCCATGCGGCTTCCTCTGCCTTTTGGTGCAAATCTGCCGTTTGCATAACGATATCTGTCATATCCCATGCGTCCAAGATACTTCTCTTCCTGCTCGCATTCGTCCATAGCTTCTACGATTCTGTAATCCTTATCTGCACAAATCGCACACTTTACAGCTTCCATGCAGTCTTTCAAATCGTCCCAGTCTTGAGCGCTGAGAGTATCAAAACCATGTGCTTTAGCTTTCTCCATGGCCCATTTTCCCATTTCCATTGCAACTTTATGCATTACATTGCCCCCCTTCTGGCAGCCTGTGTAACAGGTGTGTCTGTCGTTGGGGCTGTACCATTAATTGCTGTTAAATTGTTACTCGGACTACAAGCTGGGTTTCCTAACATCTTGAACACTCCACCAGTTGCACTTGTAGCTACTCTGGTTGCATATTTTGTTCTGGTTCTTATGCCACAAGCTGTAACCTGTGCGCAGCAACGATTTTCTAGCGGATATAAAGTTGTTCCCGTTCCTATCTGAATCATTACCGGGGCAGTGATTGTGGTGGCTTCTGGTATACTTTGTGCGATCACAATGCAATACCTTTCTCCATTGGAATAACTGCCTGCGGGGAGTGTAACCACAAGATTGCCACCAGTGAACGATACAGACGTTGACAGAATCAGTTTCGAACAAAGCGAACATACATTCTTGCAACTCATTTTATTTACCTCCATTCTTTAAGTACTGCTCGATTTTGTTAATATCTTTTCCCCTAAAAGTTTCATATCCTCTATGATATCTTCCGTACATCTTTCCGTAATTTTCTCCTATAACATCGCACCACTCTTTTAGATTTTTTGTGATTCCAAAGAAAGTGAAATATATGCTGTTCCTTTTATTATTTGCTTGTTCTGCGTTAGTTGACCACCGGCAATTGTTTGGTTCGTAATTTCCATTTACATTGATACGGTCAATCGTTAAACTATCAGTGTAGCCATTCTTTATAGACCAATTGTAGAAATTATCAAAGCCATGTTCTCCTAGCCATTCAGGGCATATATTGATTCCACGACCACCGTAATCCTTGTACCTACGATCATTTAGGTTATAGCATCTGTTCTTCATGTTGTGATAAATATTGTATATCCTTGTGTGCGTCATTCCGTGAGTAGTTTCTCTTTCGGAAAGTATAGCTTTTTGTAAACAACCACATGACAATGAGCGTCCGCTTAATAGACTATCGGCATTTACTGCTTTAATTTTACCGCAATCGCATTTGCAAAGATACGATATCTTTCTATTTTTGTTTTCTGCTTTTTCTAAAACAGTCCATCTTCCGTATTTTTTTCCTATTAAATCCGACCTTGAGTTTGGACATGAACCACATGTGTTTATATAGTTCGCTTTCAAGTGGCTTGCTGTTCTTAGGCAAGTATTCCCGCAATCGCATCGGCATAACCATAATGGAATTTTTCTCTTTCCGTCGGTATAGCCTTCACGCTTAATTACATATAACTTACCAAACCTTTTCCCTGTTAAGTCTACATAAGCTTTTCTTCCACACTTTCCACAGCTACTATAATCATTACTTTTCAATGCACTTCTTGTCCTTGTCACATCGTTTCCACAATCGCAATGGCACTCCCATAAATAAGAGCCATTTGCCGATTTTTTACTCGATCTTCTAACGACCGTCAATTTGCCAAATCTTTGTCCTGTCAAATCATTTATTTTTGTCATGCGCTGTCAATCTCCTTAATTAAGTTTAATTAAATTATAACATATGTTCTATTTGACTACAACAAAAAACTGTGTTAAACTTAATTAAATTCCAGAAAGGATGTGTGACATGTCAAAAAATGAACTAAAAAATAGAGTTCGATTTTCAACTACTCTTGAACTATGCACAAACAAAAAACTTAAAGATTTTTCTCAAAAAACAGAAATTCCAATCAGCAAAATCGTAAACAATGCAATCAATGAATACATCGAGAGAAAAGAAGTCCAAAATAAGAGGTGAGCCGAAACCCACCTCTTAGAATTAGTCAACCTCTAAGGGTGAGTTACTTAGCAGCAACCACTATTGCATCCGCATCCACCGTAATAGGTATTCGGATTCGGAACAACGTATGCCGGGATGGCTGCCGGATTAATTGCATTGATTAACTGCTGAGTCTGTGAAGCCATAGCAGTTGTAAGTAATGCAGACTGACGATCCTGAGATGCAGCACGTTTCAGGTCAGTATTTTCTGCCTGTAATGTTGCAATCTTATCCTGAGTCAGGAAATCAAGGATTGCTCTTGTATTACTGTTCTGGTTTTCCAGAAGGTCTCTTGTGTTGTTATTCATTGTGTTCTGGAGAGCACAAGTGTTGGTAGCCATGTTGTAGTTGATACCCTGGATAGCTTCTCTTGTTTCGCAACAACAATTTGCTAACTGAGACTGTAATGCGTTGGTGTTCTGCATATTGGCTACAGTGTCAGCATTAATTGCCTGCTGAACGCCATTGAAGCCCTGAAGCATTCCAACGTTCACACCGTTAAAACCGCTCTGCATGGTATTGTTAAGTGCATATGTACTGTCACAAATACCCTGCTGAATACCTCTGATACCGTTCTGAATATCGTTAAGAGCAAATCCCTCATTGATATCCGCACGTGTAGCCCATCCTTGGAATCCAGCACCATTTGCACCGTTTCCACCATTGCCGCCGAAGCCGCCGCCCCAGCCGCCAAAACCTCCCCATCCGAAGATAGCAAAGATCAGGACGAGCCAGATAAGTGAAAAGCCATCACCGCCCCACATATCATTGGCGCGATTATTAGAGCCTGTAGCGGCAGCAATGTCACTAAGACTGTAATTTGAACCATTCATCATGTTTTTAGTCTCCTTAAATTTTATTTACAATAGGAGACATCCGCGGCTGTCGTCCCGAATTGTAGCGATTTTTAATCACCCAATTGTGGGGAAGTGTTATAATCCAAGGAATTTTTGTATAATTCCATCTGGAGATAAATGTTTTTCGTTGAATACATTTTGCTGTATTTGATGTAACTGGTCTGTATCACCTTTTTTGTATAAATCCAACGCATTCTTCAATGTTGGATTATTTCCTGCAAATTTACTCATATCGCTCATCATGTTGTCAACACTTCCGAACCTCTGAGAAATCATTTTCTCAAATTTCTTTTTCATCATGGCGTTTGGGTTGAAATTCATCTCTGCCTACCTCCATTCTGCTTAGGTTCCGATGTCCCCGACATCTGTGTCGGAAACATGCTCTTTATTTCAGAAATCTCAGAGCAAACATCATTCCGAAGCTGATTAAACATTGCTTCAATATCAATCTGTTTTTCATCTTGCTTAGATTGCTGTTCATCTGGATTTACGAGTCGGTAAACAAAAATTCTGCTCCTTCCATCGGATTGAAGCTGTTTTCTGTAAATTTCAGTTCCGTCTGTTTTTGGATAGTAAACAGGATTGCCGGACATATCCACATCTTTAGCCTTTACAGTATCAATCCCATCCACCATTTGTCCTTGAAGCATAGGGGACTGTGGAACCGGCTGTAACTGTTGCATCTGTATTTGACCATAAGGCATTGCCTGCTGGTAATTATTCTGCAATTGCGCCAGCCTGTCCTGATACGGCTGTATTTGCCCGTATGGATTGTTTATCATTGGCTGTTGTGGATAATACGGATAACCTGCCATAATCTATTCCTCCTATCCGGGATTCAAGAATCATGTCCATATCATCTATGGAACGATGCTTTTCCCATATACCCTCGTAAGGGTTTCTTAACATAATCATTGTGTTTTCTCCTATGATTATATTATATAGGAAGGAACTCTGTTTTTGAACGTCACTATTTCGCCACGTTTTCGCCATAATACAAAGAAAAGCCCCGACAATACATCGGGGCAACTTTGGAAATTTTCTTCTTTATTCTTTTGTTAATTCGGTCTATGGTTCTCGGACTATACCCCATAAGTTCAGATGCTTCCCATAGTGTCTTTTCGCCATAGGCCCGTAATCGAAACAGTTTTTCTTCTCTGGAATCAAAGCCTGCTTCTTTTAAATAAAATTTTCTTTCATCTTCTGAAAAGTCTGTATAATTCATATTTCCACCGTCCTCCCTTACAAGTGGAATCAAACTGGAAGAATACCGCTTAACATAAAACCGATAACTGCGCTGACAATCGCTGTAATAACGCATACAATGATTGTATCGTAACGCTTTCCCGGGACTGCCATGAGAGTCTTTATATTGTTATTCATCTCATCCACAGTTGACTTGATATGGTTCAAGTCATTCTCACTTAATGCTGTCTTTCTTTCCAGTTCCCCGATACGCTCATAAAACTCTTTACTACGATCAGATTGCTTCTCTTGCATCAGCTGAAAATTCTTTTCCAGTTCTTCTATGCGGTGTTCATTAAAACATTCATGTTCACATCCCATCGCCAGTTCCTTTCTTCACTCCCTTAACATTTGCTTTTCCCTACTGAATATAAGCAACCCAGCGGCACTCCGGGAGGACAAAAATACCGTGCCACGTGACCCAACCATCTTAGTTAAATTAAACTTCCTGCAAATGGAAAAACGCCATGATTAATATATATTTCTGTTTCGGATTCCCAGTTTCGACTTACTGAATTTTCAGAGTGCGATTCTTGGAACTCGGCTCCCTGCTTCACAAGGAAATAAAGAGCCAGATCAAATATGCAATCATAACAGCATTCCATATCGGTATTGATTTTTTCGTCTGTATATCCAGACGGATAGTTGCGTTTCTTTTTGAATGAACGAATTGCACGCTTCACAGACAAAGAAATCATACCGTCAGTTTCCGCATCATCGGATAGATATTCTTTCAGATCATTCACAAGTTCTTCGTTCATTCAAGATCACCTACCCTTGCTGAGATAAAATTTCAGAGATAATACCAGCCTTATTTGTCGATGTCAGGGCATAGCCATTGTCACTTGCGAGCTGTTTCAGTTGAACCACTGTCATGCTTGACAGCTCGTTTTCTGTATACTTGTGTTTAACACTTGCTACAGATGGTGACTGGCTGTTCTCGTCGAGACTATGCCCGTTTATTCCCCCGCTTTGGTACCGATTACGATACCGCCATTAGCTTTTGCTGCTACTGGAACAAACATACCTGATGCTTTAGTCCAAACTGCAACTGGGTCTTGTGTAGCCCACATGGACAGTGTTACAAAGGAACGATTTTCTTCCTGAATAAACTGTCTGTATTCAAGTTCCTCTGGTGTTACGCCCCAGAGTCCAGTACCAAATGAACCGTTCGGCTCTGCTTCATACAAAGTGAATACATTCTCTTTGAAGTATCTTCCTGTTTTGAGTGAACCATCTGCTTTTCTGAATCTGAATTTCTCGTCACAACGATCAATTGTGATTCCGTATTCCTGCATAAGCAGATTTGCAAGTTCCTGTTTTGTTAAGAGACGTTTGTTTGCTGCTCCTAAGACTGCTGTCTGCATTGCAGTGTTATTTCTCATGTAATTAATCATTTTAAGGGATGTCAGGGCTTTGTTTACCACAAAACCATTATCCTCTGCAACAGCAACCATCTTCTGGATATCACCCATGATATCTGCATCCGGTTTAGACCAATCTGACATTTCTACCTTTGCGCTGGACGGAACGCCATAATCAATGCTCATATCCACGTTGTTCTCTTTGACTTTTACGGCACCTGTAGAAAGGAATTGTCCTTTCATGACATTTGCTCTGGCAACAACGCCTTCAAACAGGTTAGCTGCATCATCAAATACAAATCTCTTTAAGTTCTCGTCATCCGGCACACCGTTTTCAATTGCCTGCTGTAATCTCTCAGACTGATTGATTTTTCTCTTAATAAAGAGCTTTTCAGTCAGAACTTTTTCGAAGCCCGGTCTTGTCCCGATTTCTGCTTCAGTATCAAGCGCATGAACAAATGCTACCTCTGGAAGTCTCTGTCCAGCCATAAGTCTGTAGTATTCAGCTTTCAGGAACTGGGTTTTGACATCCGGGAAGATGGTGTCAAGAATGCCCGGTCTTTTTACGCTGAAATCCTGAGAAAAGTTAAGTCTTTCTTCCTGTGTGATTGATTCTAAAATATTAAATGGCATCTGCTTACCTCCTTAAAATTCTGGGTCTGTAGTGGTTACAAAGACGATACCCGCTTTTTCAAGCTCTGTTTTTGCAGTGGTTTCTACTGTTACCGGAAGTCTTTTTTCAAGAACACGTCCTGCAACAATTACGGAAATCGGTCGTTTTGTATCGTCTGTCATATCGACGTCTTCAAATACAATGCCTTTAGCGCCAGTTGCGTTTGTCGGATATACAGAACCTGCCTTGATAATCTTCTTAGTTCCAACGGTTTCAGCATTTGTCTGTTCTGCTGTATAGGTTTTAAGTACCAGTCCTACCTCGGATTCGAGGATATTAGGTGTGGATTCGTACTGCTCTGTTTTCATAAAAGCCATAATCTAAATCTCCTTTTCTTAAATATTTACTGGGGCATTATCATCTGCCGGTTTATTTTCTGGACACATTTTTGCTGAGTACGCTTTTGCATATTCAGATGCTTCGCTTTTCTTTTCTGGTTCTCCACCAGATTTACCGCCACCCGGATTAGGTGTGTTTTCAAGGGCTTCTTTTTCCCATGCGGCTTTTGCGGTATCAAGCGTTGATTTATTTATTTCGGAAATTTCATCAACAAAATTCTGGGCTTCTTTGAGTGCATCTTCGGCATCCATATTTGAGAATGCTTTGATTGCTCCTGCATAGGCATCTCCTTTCATTCCTGCACTTGCAAAAATAGAAGTGATTTTGCCTGTCAGAGCTTCTCTCTGGGAAGTCGCAAGTGCAGATTCAAGGTCAGAAATTCTTTTCTCGTTTGCGGCTTTTTCTTTCTGACGTTCCAGTTCTGCTTTCTCAGCATCTGTCATGTTCTGCTGTTTGAGTTCTTCCAGCTCTTTTTCCAGTGCATCTGCTTTTTCAGCTTGTTCTTTTACTTTCTGGGCTTTTGCTTTTTCCTTAGCTACATCAGAATTTGACTGATTCAGGAAAGAGGTAATCTGCTCATCGGTTGCATCTGGAAAGATTTTCTTTACATCTTCTCTTGTCATTGAAATCTCCTGTCACCAATACGCTTTTTTACGCTGTTCGCTCAGCTCAAGGTGTCTCCCATGATTACGCTATCGGGGTGCATATTTTTTTAATAAAAAAGAGACGATTTTACTCGTCTCTAAATTAACTGTATTGAATTGAACACCGGCAGTTCACAATCTCGTCTGCCGAAGCTCCTAGCGAGGTGTCTTTTGGAAATTGTAGCAAGCTATCTCCAACCGAGAACGGCTCATCAATCGGGAGTATGGTTTCTCCGACTTCGAGGTGTGTCTTTCGTTCCCTTTTGTCTCCTACGTCAATCCATTTCTTCTTTGTCTTTCCTGCTTTCACAGCTTTTGAATACTGTCTGTAATTCAGTATCGAATTAGCTTCGCATTCTGAAATAAACATTGCCCGGTCATTAGACAGGTAATAATCATCAGTAATGCTTTTGTCTTCGGCAGAAAATCTTTCAAATGTTGCATCAATAATTTGTTTTGTCACGTCAAGAGCATATTGCTTGATATATGTGTCTATAAGCATATACGAAGCAATTACATCCAGATATTTGTCGTAAAATTGAGTCTGAATGTATTCTTGATCTGATTCTCCACTTTCTATGGTTGTTTCTATCAACGCTAAAATATAAAGGACAACTTCTTCCATTTGTTCAGAAAAAGCTATCCTTTCTTGCTTTTCTTTGTCTGATATTGACATTTTGCTGAAATATTCTTTATACGGTTCACTTCTGCGATTGTTGGGCCTGATAGTTAATTCATCGTATGATGAAATACTCATTCTGAAATCACATCCTTATTGAAGCCATTCAGCAAATCTTGCGCTTTCTGCAACTCTGAGTCTGGGTCTGCCAATTCCGGATAAATGGTTCCGAGATATGGCAAACTCATTTCATATACTTTTTGTGGATCACTAAATAATCCGCAAGTAATCAGCGCAATAAGCGGATGAATTTTATTTTTGAACAGATAATCAAGCGCCTGCGCTTTGACAAGCATGTTATCTGTCGGGTTTCTGGTGATTTTTACATCAAAGTCTCTGGTCGAGATATTTACATCCATTGAAGTTTTTCGGATGATATTCAAAATAATTCTGGCAGATGCTTTTTCAGCTTCTTTCGTAAATGCTTCTACCAATTTTGCGTCTCGTTCTGCAAAATCCCAACCATTCCTCAGATACACTGCATTTCCTGTATCTCCACCGGTATTGCTCTGTCGATTCGGCATTGCTTCTACAATCAGCATATTGTTGTAAATATCATCTTTTGCAACCTGACTTTCTGACTGATTTAATTCAGCAGTCATTAAGTCAACGTCTGATTGTGTTCCATTCCCGACGTCTTTTACAGATACAGCACCGAGTTTTATCATTTTTACAAATTCTGCTTCGTCAATCTCGCAGTTCTTAAATTTCATCAAGGCTTGTACGAACTGTTCAACCCCATTCAGTCTGTCAGATTGATATTTGTTGATTGCATCATACATTGTGATCGCAATTTCAATGTCAGAAAGTCTGTCGTGATTATTTGGATATTCAATGATAGGAATACCGCCAAAACCATTGATTCCAGATTCTGTTACCGCTCCATTTTGTATTTTGAAATACTGTCTGGAAGAATAACACTGGTAATACTGCTGATTGTCCTCGTCTTTTAAAATCTGGACGGAAAGCACTGGTTTGCCAGTAACGCTTGAATAAACAATATATACATCCTGCGGTGATGGGATAAATATTCTGAAAGGTGGTAAGTCTCCATCCTTTGTCCATTCATCTTCTCTCAGGATTGCCTTGTATGCAGTTCCTACCGCGCTCTGATATATTCCAAGTTGAATATTTCTGGCGTCTGCATTGGCTTCGTCCAGATAATCATTGAGCCTATCAACTTGTTCGTTTGTTTCTTCACTCGCTTTTTTCTTTTTACAGACATATTGAATAGGTTCTCCATATATCTGTCCTGCCTTGAATTTGACTGTTTCAAGGGCATGATTCTCAACAACTTTATTGTTGACCTCTGGGCGAACAAGTTTTTCACGATATAAAATTGGCTGATCGCCTTTGTAATATCTGTAAAGATAATCCATCAGGGTTCTATTCCTGTTATGGATTCCGATTGTATCAGAAAGGACCTGTGCCACGTTCTGGGGAGTAATCTGGTCTACGCCAGTATAGGCAGTTTTTCTGCCAAACTCGCCTTGGCATAGGTCAACAAAATTTGTTTTGTTTCTCCCCACTGCCTGTCCTCCTATTTTTCTGCATGAAAAAAGCACCAAGGTTTGACCTCAGTGCTTATTTTACAGCTTATATTATATAATATATGCAGGTATTATTCAGTATTATCAGGTATTAACTTTCAAAATTCTTAATGTTTTTGACGATATTCAGTGCTTTCGAATGCAATAATTTCACATGAGAATAGGAATATCCCATTTCACAGGCAATCATTTCAAGCCTTTCATCTTTTACATATCGCCTAAACAGCAGATCATACAAATCTGAATTGATATCGCTCACCTTGTCTATTGTTTCAATAATGTCTTGCTTTTTCTTTGTGTATTCAATAACCATTTTTTTGATTTCTGTTTGAATGTCAACAAGTTCGCTTACGGCATCGGTCATTTGATTGGGATTCGGAGTAGACTGAACTTTTTCACCATATGAGAACGATTTAAGCCCAAGAGCAAGACTTCTTAAATGTTCTTCTTCGTATTTTTTATTTTTAATAAGCTTGTCATATTTCTGAATTTGCCCTAAGTATTCTCTTGTTGTCATATTATCTCCTTCCCCAAAATGGATTGCGCATTGCAGTTGCTTTTCCGCCTAATGGATTCTGCACGTACTCTGCCATCATCGCCAAGCTGTCCGGGCCATCATCATGAGCTACTTTTGCCCTTGTGGTATATGTGGTCACATTTCCCATAAACATTCCGTAATCAGATTTAGGCTTGTATTGGCTCGGATGTAAAAAATAAAAATGTTTTGATATGTAATCAGAGTTTACGAGAATTTTTGTCTCTTTATTTGCTTGCGTAGGTCTTGTTTCGATATCCGCTCGGCATTTCCCTGAGATTATCTTTTGAATGTTGTGTGCAACACGATTTCCTACGTTATTTGACTCGAATCTGATTTTATGCGGATTGTGTTTTATCAAGATATCAGCAGTCTTTCTGTCCAGGATGTCATAATCTGTGGTATCATCGAAAACAACGTCCGGGATAAAAAATTTATCCCCATATTGATATGCAATAGGTAATGATTCAAAATCTGTACCTTTATCTTTTGTATCACATACTGCCCATATCGCATCTGCTTCTTTGTCTGGTATAATTGTGTATTCGTCCGTGCATCCGTCGGGAACGTCTTCTTTGCCAAAGAAAAATCTTTTTAGCTTATCTGGCGGAAGCAATAATCCTTCACGTTCTACCGGTTGTTGCTGATAAAGACAGTTATAAGAGATTTCGTCCATAGATTCTTTAGCATCGTTGAAATACTTTTCAGAGAATCCATTTACTGTGAATAAAAAATTACTTTTCCCGTTATCGTCAAGCGCCGGTACTGCTATGAACCTCGCTCTAGGGTTCCCGGCGTATAACTGCTGTAACTTTCCAATAGGGTCATGAACTGACCATCTTGTAGCTATATAAAACTCTTTGCAACCCTCTAGCCTACGAGAACGCAAGTCATTTACTACTTTTGTCCACAGGGTATCTAATCGGTTTTTATTTAATGCTTCCTCAATACCAGATACAAGGTCATCGGCGGTAAGAAATCTATTACAACGAGTAGCACCAGTCAGAGAACCGTCAATTGATCGGAACGTCCATGTTTTAAAACGTCCATTCCTTTCAAGGTTTACTGTTGTTTCCTTTGCGTTTGTTCCCTGTATTTCTACATTCGGAAAAATCTCATGCCATGTGTACTCAACCGGATCATTGATGATTTCCAGAACTCCATCATAAAGTGAACGTGTCAGAATACTACTGTGCGCTGATGACAGGTTGAAATCATTCGGAAACCACCCGCCTACCAGAGACAGAAAGAAATCTTCAAGAGTAGATTTTCCGCAACCGGGTGGTACGCTCAGCGCAAATATATCAAGTTTATCATCCATCAAGTCTTGCAATGAACCTATGATGTTATGCTGCAAAAACACATTTCTTCGTGGTTCATAAAATCGTTCTTTTGGAATTCGGTTCTTTTCAAGATAAAGCAATCCACTGTCAACTTGATAGTTCTGTGCTTCCAACAGCAAATATTTCCAGTAAATATCGTCAAAATCTCCACTTCCAGTAATGGCAGCTTGTCTTTCTGCAATATTGTGTGCATACTGGCTTACCTTTATTCCCATCTGTCGCGCATCTGGATTATCCTTGAAAGGAAGGTCAATATTCATATTTAACAGCAGATCAAGGCAGTCTTTCTGGTTTTGATAGACCGTCATATCGCCATTAATGATTTGATTTAAAATTGCCCGATACCATTCAAACGAACCTTCTGTGAATTTTTGCATAAAAATAGAGCCAGACCTCCTTTCTTCTTAGGATTTAGTCTGGCTCTCATGTGGCTCTCTGACTGGTTTACTTATTTATTTACGTAAAAATATTTTCAATTACTTTCCATTCTGCGAATATTGCCATGAACAATAACGGAGCCGCCGAAAGTCCCCAATGATTTTCAATTGTCACTTGAATTGTGGCTATCAAATAATCTGCTACCCATTTGAATATTACGAAATTCGCAATTATCCAACATATTTTTCTTGCTTTCTTCATTCAGTACACCTCTATTTACACGGTATATTATCATTTTCGTGTTCCAAAAAGAAATCAACCTTGTCAACATATCCTTTAGCTATCAGTTTTTTTACGCAATCATCAATTCTTATAGAAGATGTATACATTGTAAATTCATTTGAATATACAGTCTTGGATGTAATATTTCCGCATATTTTGCATTTTTTACAATACAGGCACTTATATAAGTACCATTTCCGTAATCTATTTTGTCATAGTATTTCCCAATTTCCTCATATAGGTGGGAACACTTTTCTTTAAACCAATTCATACATTCACCATAAACTCTTTCTTACAGTTGCTACCCTTACATTTATACGGCATCCGATAAATCTTTGTGGTCGGGAAAATCTTTAAGGCTTTCTTTCCGCAAAACGGACAAATCACCCATTTTGTACCATTTTCCATTTTAATTTGTGCTGAGCCGTCCCATGGTTCGGGTATATTCATATATTCAGAGAAGTCTACTCCTTCTGATTCAAGTGCTGTTTTAATACTCATTTACCGTTGTCCTTTCTGATCAATGTCAAAATTGTCAAATAATTGTCCCCGATGTAATCTGCTTTCCATGTTTTAGAAAGATTTCCCGTTTTGTTGTATATTACGGTCGTATTCCCTGCCAGAAGCAAGCGTCTGTCTGGATAGAACCTAGTCGGGATGTTCATTCGGTGGCATTCTCCCTCGATATTGTATGTGGTGTCAAGAAAATCAATGTCCGAGCCTGAATAAACTAAAAGCATATTTGCTTATTCTCCTATCTTTTGGCCTGCTGCGTAGCAGTCTGTTATATATGTTCTACATACAGAGTCCAGACCATAAACTGCTTTTCTAATTGCTTCTGTCATTTTTTCATCATAATATCTATTTCTAATCCGAAACTTGTTTTCATATTGTGAAATAGTTATAGAATCTTCCAGCAATGGATATTTCTCACCTAAAAATATAGGCATATCTCCAAATCCATCCATTGAAAGTTTATCAAGTATATTTAATAATCGGCTAACAGTAATTTGATTATCCATAACATCAACTCACCCCATGAATCTTTCTCAGATTTGCATATCGGTCAACAAGTACGTCCAACATAGTCTGAAGCTGATTAATCGTGATGCAATCGGACTGGTGCTGCCTGTGATATTTTGCGATTTTTGCAAGTTCATCCAGAATCGGCACATCTGCTTTTTCACTTATCTGCTTTTTCAAATCATCGTTATAAGCGCACATTTTATCCAGTTCAGCCTGAAGTTCGTTGATTTTATTATCCTTGTCTAAAATCTCATGTTGCTTCGCTTCTCTCTCATCAGCCAACCGAACGATTTCTTCTTTCAACTGATCTACTGTCCAACTCTTCAAATCTTCAATTCTCATGGCATCCTCCATTAAAGCTTAGTAAATATTTCCATGTCATAGTTATCTCTGATATAATCTGCGCATTCAGACAACTTTTGTTTTAAGAACGGGTCGTTTGCAATGTCTGGATGTATTGAATATAGTGTGCAACTATCTTTTTTACCGTCTTTCTGAAATTTCTTCCAGTCAAATGTCATCGTAAACAGCGGAATGCGAGTAAGGTTCTGTGTTTTGTGTTTTATCCAGAGATTGCATAATTTCTTGAACATAGTCATTTCTCCTTTATTTGACAGAAACGCAATCTAAAATAATCTTATTCCAGCATTGTGGACATACAATAAATTTTTGTTTACACGAAAATTTTGAAGGAAATTTTGTCATTTTATTTTCTTCTTCTTTAACATCTTCTTTTTCATCGTACTGCAACAATGCTCCGCATTTTCCACATTTTATTCTTTTTAATGTTCCAGGAACTAAAATTTTAATCATTTTTTTCTCTTTCCTCCCTGTGCTTCATCTGGCATTCAATCATCTTCGCTATATTCTCACGTTCCTGTTTTATTCCATGTCCCTGACGGAATAACTCGCATTCGAGGATATTTCCGCATCTGGAACACTCGTCTTTAATTTCTTTTCCTGCTATTTGCATTATTCGTCCCCACAATAAATTAAAAGGTGTTTGGCAATTTGTTTAAGTTCACTTTTTCCGTATAACCGGATTCCGCTTTTTAATCCGCGATCAATCAACCAGTTTGCTACCTTTATAGGGTCTATGGGCGGTTCATTTTCCAGCTCTTTTATAATAAGGCCGCCACTATTCATAAGTTCAGACAAATCACTCATGATTGTTCTCCTCCCAACATTCATAACTATCATCCATGCATCTAAAGTCTGCGCAATGTTCACTGTCACCATTACAGCAGATACTTTCGCATACTGCGTACCATTTACACGTGCAACAATATTTACATCCTTTTGTGTCTAATTAAAAAAGTCCAGTGTGCCGACTTGAACGGCATAAATCTCCCAACGAGAAACACTGGAACCGAACGAAGTAAGAGAAAAAGATTCCAATGATTGCAGTTCATTGGAATCGGAAAGGCAGGAATCGAACCTGCGGCACATAGCTTACAATGCCATTGCTCTACCACTGAGCTACATTCCGTACCGCCTGTAACGGCCAGTTCTCCGAAAAGGAACTGGGTTGATTTCCACATCACATGCTTTCGGACCAGATGAAAATATCCAGATAAGCATTAACCTTTCCATCGTAAAACGCATGAACTAGATGGTTCTTTTAGAATTGCCGACTATCACTTCTCACGGCCCGTGGTCTCATCTCTCTAAAAAGTTTTTTACGCAAACGCCTAGTGAGTTGTACGTTTACGCTCATGCGTAAATCCACCTGAGACATAGACCGCCTGTATACAAACAGCTTAACTCTAAGCGGATTAAAGCGGAACGCCCGGAATCGAACCGGAGACCAGAGCGCGACTCTGTCAGTTTTCCACTAGCGTACATTCCACATAACCCGGAAACCCCGGGTTAGCAATATGTTTATCGTGTTATGCTTTCCACTAGGCTGTTTTCAACCGTGCCAGCCCCACGGAGTTGTTTCGGATTTGGATATTGATGTCTTTGTGTATAGCGACGAAACCTTTTATATGCCTCTTGAAAACTTCCTGTCCTCAACGTGCACCTATTGACGACAATTTAACTCAGAGACTGTGCCGAACGGGGAATTATCTTCATCGAACAGGCTGTGCCGTTACACACCTTTCATGAAAATAATCCACATACACTCATTCAACAGTTTTTTCTGTCCATAAAACGGATAGACAGCATATGGAAGAAATGGAAACTACAGGACTCGAACCTGTGACTTGTCGGTTATGAGCCGACCGTTCTGCCAACTGAACTAAGTTTCCTAAGCAGAGGGTTATTGCAGTTCAAGAGTAACTTCCTCTGCTGTTGCGATTCATGCCCTCACAGTCGCAACAAAGGGTCTAAATGCTGTTCTGCATAAGCAGAGTCCAACCGGGGCGTTTGAAGCCCCTTTAATCATCCCCGTTGGGATAGATGGAACCAATTCGGAGGGGAACTATATCATGGCTAAACAATATAGTCCGACTGGGCTAGCGGGATTCGAACCCGCGAATACAGCAGTCAAAGTGCTGTTCCTTACCGCTTGGAGATAACCCATTATTTGTCCGGGATTTTACCCGGACTCGTGATAGAGTGATATATTTTATAAAATTTTAGAAAGCATCATGTCTATATTTGTATCGTTAAGTCCGCGCCAGTTACTTTGGGAAATTGTATTTCACTGACGCAGACCTAAGCTACTCTGGATGCCTCGACCTGTCAGATTCAAAGGCTTTCCCGAACCTGAGAACGACGGGCTTCTGCTTTTCTTGTATTTTCACCCATTCAATCAGTATGGTGAACAGGGGAATTTGTATTGTGAACGCTAACCACATTGGGTTCTCCTCTTATTCTGCAAAAATCCAATCCTCTGCTAACATATCTGCCTGAGTTGCAAGCCATCCCATCTGTACGCCAGATGTTCCGACAAAAACAATGGCTTTATTTCCGATTGCATCGTGTTCGCAATTTATAATCTCATTATCAGCAGTCTTATATGAAATTCCAGTGGCGAGCTGAATGTACTGTTTCTTTCCGTTCCAACCTTTTCTTGCCACTTTAAGTCCGCGCTTCATGTACTTAATTGCATCCCCGAAAGAGAATGTTGCTTCACCGCCGAGTACCTGGCAGTTTGTTTCGTCCGCAATAATCCATTCATCAGACTGCATATTCATAGTTGTATATTCCACCATCTGCGTCTCACGAATATCAAGTAATTCTCCTTTTTCACCGTTATCCTGAGGTCTGCACTGTATCATAATCGTTTCTTTTTCTGCGTCCCAATACCAAAAGCCACCCCATCCCGGAAGTTTCACTTTTGCTCCTTGTTTCATAAGTTTGAATGCTTCTGAAAATTTCATTACTTGTGTCCTCCTTTATAATCTAAAAATCACAACTGCATTAACTGCGAAACAAATTTCCATCAATATAAATACTGCCATTGCTATTGGATTGCCTTTCTTTTCGGTTTCATCCTGTGATATAAGGAATGCTAAAACCAATGTGAAAAATGCAATATCCAACATAGCTGCTACGAATTTTGCAAGAATCATTCTTTCTGTTCCTCTCCGATCATAAAATCAAGAATCTTACCGGCAGTTTCTTCTTCTGGCTCGAATGGCAGGCCGCATGTACAGTACTTCTCAATCGCTGTTTTAAGGCTTGCTTTGAAACCATTGTAAACTTCTCCATGTATCAGAAGTTCGTGCCTTAGAACGGCTACTGCGTACGTAACAGTTACAGAGTTAGTATTGTTCATTCATCAAATCCTCCATTTCCTTTACGCTGATTCCGACTATCCCGGCACTATCCTTACTATCTGTAGCTTTGAAGTGTGCTTTAGGATGCTGCGGGTACATGAACTCGAACATGAGGTAATTTGCTGCATCCACGAGATATTCTGTGTTTCCGGTAGAATTATATTTTTCAATACACCGTTCCATAGACGGAAGTGCCTGCACGTTCCCGGTTTTGAAATTCTTCCTGGCAGGACCGTATTTATGATAGCTTACCTCGACTCGATTCTTACGAAGTTCATCAAAGCGTTCACTGTATTCTTCTGACATATAAAAACCTCTTTTTTATTTTTTTGAGAAAAATTGAGTCGGCGTTTTGCCTATCTCTTTCGGAAATATTGTTCCAATGCTTCTCTGGTGATCTGCGATACGCTTTTGCCGGTCCGGTTCTTTTCGGCTATAAGTTTTCGTTCTAGCTGATATGTGAGCCGGATTCTGATTGATTCGCCCTGAGGGTTATTCTTTTTCATAGGCAGTGTCCATCCTTACTGAAAGGATTGGTTTATCATCAGCTTTTGCTAAAAGTGTAATCCCTTCACCTTCTTTCCAAGGTGATGTGGCTATCTGAATATTAGAAATACCACTTTCGTTACAGATGTTCAGCAACTGTCTAGCAATATCCATCAGCCCTGACCGAAGGTATCCATCGTTGTTTACTATTTTCTCCATCTTGTTCCTACCCTTCTGTGAATGTGAGTGATTATCATAAATCATTTATTGCTTTTAATTTCTGATTAGCAATTTCAACCAGAGAAGCAAGTACACTAAGTGACACGTCTCTTACAAATGATTCTTCTAACGTCATGTTTTCTCTGTGAAACAACATCGGAGCTGTAAGCACATAAATTTCAATATTCAAATCACGGAGTCGTCTCCATGTTTCTTCGATTTCATCCTTGGTATTTCCAATATCATCAACTCCGCAAATAATCAACGAATCACCATTTCTCATGTTTTCGCAAAGATGTTCGAAATTATTATTTTCATCTATTGAGTCATAAACAAATGTGTCAATTTCTTCGTTCAAAAGTATCTTTTTCTTTGCAGACAATGGAAACCAAATGCCTGACTCTTTTGCATATCCTATCTTCATACTTATACCTGCCTTTCTTGGTATCACCTTATTTTTTTCTGGCAGAGAAACCATTAAGGCTTATGGCTTTCGTGTTGCAATCACTATCTCTGCCATGGGGAACTCTTTTTTTTCGGAATTTTAAAGCCCTGCTGTTAGAGGAGACTTTTTTAATTTTTCGGGAACTCGGAGTACTCACTCGGCGCGTGTTGGGGCTTATATACACCCCCTCCCCGGTATCCATGCCGGGCGCTACCAGGGAAGCCCGCCGCCCCATGGGTTCCCGCTTTCCTGGCTTAACGCTGACCTTTAATGGCCTGCGGCAGTGGTCAAGGGAACGTGTGATAACGGTTATTCAGTCAGAACATATGTATCTATGGAACAAACTTCAGTTTTCTTTATAGATTGATGTACACATTAAACAAATACCGTCCTTTTATATTGTACATATTATACAATTTACACTATTTAAGCTGTTTCCATGCTCTTTTGTCCGCCCTCCGCGTACTTCTTCAGGTCTCTGATCTGCTACAGCTCCGGCTTTTCCATCTCTGGAAGTTCCAGCGCCGCCCTGTGTTTATCTGCGATCTGCTGCGCTGTCTGGCGCGGTATGCCGTCCTGCTGTGCTGTCTGTACTGGTGCCGTCTCTGCCATGCCGTACGCTGCTTTTGCGACAAATATCAAATTGGCATTTGTGCCGGGCTGGTTGTTCAATCTGTTGACTGTACAATTTTTGCAGATATCAAACCATTTTTTAACCGTGGTGCCATGCGATGAGCTTGTTCTATAGTCCCCACGCATCCAATCACTAAATGTTGACCGATTAATATTAACTAAAAAGCTAAATACTTCTAATGTTGGCAACACATTGTATTTGCTACATACCCTGACAAATATATTAAATATATTATCCAGCAACTCTATATCATCGTTACTTGGTTTTGGTATTCTATCAGCAATATAAAAGATCATATCTACAAAGCTATCAGCAACAACAGCCTTATACTCTTTCTGTGTGTCAAATTCTTCTGGAGTTACTTGTAACACAGTGTTTATATATTCATCCACAAGCCTGTATATATCATTCTCATACACTTCTATTCCCTGTTCTGTTACTGTTGTATTACTCTTTTTCACTGTATCACCTCCAAAAATTGAAATAAAAAAAGACGACAAAAACACGCTTGCAGATACATTCCAGGACCTTTCTAAATCCCTTTCTTATTTCCGATCTGCTACGGTTTTAATCGTCTTAAATAGTCTTAATTATCATTATTGCCTTTCGGCTTATTCAGTTGTTAATTCTGTTTTATCATACTTTTATATCACTGTCAACAGTCTATTTAATTTTATTTTTACCGTTACATTACTCTTATTAACTCTATATATCTATACGGTACTGTATAGCATGTATATTAATAAACTCTAGGTCTCTAAAATCTTGGAGGGGATTATATAAACAGTTATTATATATTTATACGTCTTGTAATACGGAAATTTTCCGGCATATAGCGCACAAAAAGCCAGACCTTCCGGCACCTTGTCCGGCGTGATCTGGCCTGCTAAATTCTTATTCTTTTCGCGCTCTGGCTGTCGCCCCCTCCTGAGTTCCGTCGCCTGTCGTTGATTTTATTTTATCAACATCTTTTTTAAAAATCAAGCCCCAAAATAAAAAAATTTTGCTTGACAGCTTCGGCGGTTTTGTGATAAATGTATTTTAACAGCTTCGGCGGTGGGGCTGTTTACCGGCTGAGTGCCGCGCCGTCGTTACGCCGCCAGAATAAGACAGCAAAAGCCCCCGGGAGATAGTCCCGGGGGCTTATTTTGCGTCTTTCCAAAATGGAGATATTAAAATTTGCACTTATTCAGTACTATTTCAAATTTACATTCAATTACATCAGTAATTGTTGTCTAAATAATACTATAAATCAGATGAAAAAACAAGGATTGTTTAAATTATCACAATCTGTAATTACTTTCGTTCCTCTATCTAAATATTTTGCTCGAACATCATTAAATCTTCGCTTTCCCTTACTGATTGTATAATCTTTGTGAACTGTGTACACAGTTCCGGGCGTTTCTACTGTAGCCGGTGCATAAGCACACATATCAAGTGTCATTTCCTGTGCTGGCAAAACGTCAACAACCTGCACGTTGTCAATTCTTATCAAGTCCTCATGCCGTCCCAGACTTGGAAATGTCCGGGGATTTAAGATTTTTCTGTAAATTACGTCAACTTCTTCCTGGTTATCCGGCATAATATGCAGCCGCAGGTCCAGATCAGACACCACGCTTTCATAAATCGGTGTATTAACCCAGCCCACAAAAGAATTCCCGGATTTTACCCTGACCGGAAAACGCTGCTTAAACTCCTCTGTCTCTGATCCTGCGACAGCTCCGCCACGCCACCTCATGCAAATTTCCGGCTTGTTCATGACTCCGTTGCCGGATACAGATATCTTCATATCATGCCAGCTATCCCACTGGCAAAGAAAATGGACCATCCCAGCAACTGTAGAAAAAGGCGGAAGCGGGTATATTTCGCCCCGCTTGCCATTCCATCCCGGCATTGAAAACCGGGCGGCGTCCATATGTCCTTGTATCATTACTGATCTCACTTTTCGCTCCTTGTTTTTGACTTGTTTAATTTTTTCCATCTTTCCGGGTATGCTTCGCGGAACCAGTCGAGGAAATTTCCGAATAGCGCTTTCTCTGCTTCTTTGCGTGCCGCCGCGGCGTCCTCAATGTCGTTAAATCTGCCGAGACGATAATTTTTCCCTTGAAATTCTATTTGCGCAACCCACTTTTCTCTTGCTCTATCCCAATAAACACCTTTGACCCCAGACGTATTGTTTTTTAACATTTTTCTTGGCATTATAGATAATACCGAAGTATTTTTCTCAAACCCCTCTTTTACTGTATTTTGAGCTTTTATAATATTTTCTTCCCAGCTCCTAAGTCTAGCACATCCGCATGATTGAATCTTGTAAAAACGCCCCGCAGGAACTTTAAATTCCTTCCCACAAGGGCATTGGCATAACCAATCTGAACCCTCTTTGCCAGCTCCCAGATATTTAATTGCCTTGCATCCGTATTTGTTAACTTTCCCGGCCAAATCTGCCGGTTTTAAATAGTTTTGTTCCCTGTTTACGCATCCGCACGACACATTTTTCCCGGACGCTATAGCATCATAGCGCATAGTGCATGTGTTTCCACATTTACAGCGACACACAACATATAAACGCCTATTTTTCCTATATGCGTTTATAACTTTTAATTGTCCGTGCACCTCGCCGTTAAATTCGTCCGTAAAAACAGGCGTATTTCTACAGGCTTCCGAGCAGTACTTAGCGGCGGCACTTCCGCCGCTAAACTCCTTGCCGCAGACAGAACATATTCTTTTAATCATTCTGATCCAGTTCCCTCTCTTGTACAAATCCGGATGCCATTGTACAGGCTTTCCGGTATTTCTTCCTCCATTTTCTTAAATTTCTTCTGTGTAGGAAATTCTAAGAGTATTGTCCTCAACTTCCCAGAAATAATTTTTACTGTCATATTTTTCGAGGTTTCTAAACTCCTCGATTTCTCCGCTTGTCAGTGCCATTTCTACGGTCACCGGTTCGGTTCCCATCTTCCCGGTTTTCATTGCTTCTTTCTCAATTGCTCGATCAATTTTTCTTTCTAACATCTTCTTTTTCCTCCTCCTTATGCCCGAGCATATGAAATAAAATTCTGCTCGGCGGTTTCGTCAACAAGTTCCGCCGGGATTCTCACCCAGTTCTCACCCAGAGAACTTATAAAATTCTCTTTCTGGGCTTCTGTGCCGCACAGCCAAGCTGCTGTGACTTTGGAACATCCGAAGTTTTCGGAATTGTTCCGCGCCACCTGTTTTAATTCAAATTCTTTCATTTTTCTCCTCCTAGTTAATCCCGGTAACTTTAACACGGGTTTGTAAAATATCTTCCGCAGCTTCCAGAATCTCGAAATCAACAATGTACTCCTCACCGTTCTGGTATACGGCGATTGCTCCGGACTCCAAAAGTTCCTCGCCGTCCCCGTTTCCATCCCAGAGCTGACCGAAGAAATATTCTTTACCAGCTTCAATTGTGTCCTCGGAACAGAGGACATATGACAATGTGTTTAATTTCATGTTTATTTTCTCCTTGACTTTTTCCCTGCGCTGACATATAATTTCGATATCAGCAATTTTTATTGTTGTTTCCCGGTGTTCCATGATTTCACTGGGAGTCGTCCCGATCAACGGCGGGACGTTGAGTTGAAATATGTTAAAATAAGATTGTAAGGTCTTATCAAGCGGGGCGTAACTGTTTTAGTTACGCCTTTTCGTTGCCATTCAGGTAATTGATATACCCTTGTCGAGCAGCTCCCTGCATACACTCTTCGGGAGTTTCTTCCCGGATTTCTCCAGAGTTTTCAAAATATGCAATTCGTCCGGTGCTCTTCTGTACCACTTCATTTACTGATAATGTGCAAAAACTTTCGCATTTTTCGCGAAATGCCTCAGCCCGCTCGACAAGATTAATTAATCTTTCAAGCTGAGGAATTGAAAAACATTTCAAGTCCTCGTCTGTGATGACGTCTCTAACGTACCACTGCAAGTTTTCGGCAGTTTCATTTTTCTTGTTAAGCAAATCCTCTTTTCTCATTTTGTCCTCCGTTCCGCCCCTCCCCGGGGCTGTGTGATTGGTTCAACTCATTCTTTTTAAGATTTCTTCTTTTAACAGTCTGGATTCAAAAAAATCATTATTAGTCGCATATTCATAAAGCAACTTTTCGTTTGAAAGCTTCAGCATATCGTAAACTTCTTGCTTTCTCTTTGATATTTTTTCTTGATCTTCCTGTACCCTTTTCAACCTTGCATCAACTACTTTTAATGTTTCGAGATTGTACAAATCTTCACCGTTCAAAATTCCGGATTTTATTAATTTGTACTCTACTAAATACATTTTATTTCGAATTTCGTCATAATACAAATAGTTTGATTCATCAATAACTTTTACAATTTTAAAATCAAAGTCATCATTTTTCAAAATATCTTGTTGTATTGACCTGTTATTGTGTTTTCTTCTTGCGATTTCTCCCTTGTGGACTTCCGCGCGCTTTTTTAATTGTGTAGAAGAACCTATATATTTCTTTCCGGTTCTTCTATTTGTTATTGTGTATACTCCGCATCGGTCTTTATCTGGAATATTGAATAAATCACTCATTCTGTAACCACTTCCTTTCTATGGTTACAGTATATATTATTAGTGCTTAATTGTCAATAGTTATTTGTGCTTAATTTACATTTTTTTCATTCTATCCATTTTATCAAGTTCTGCAAGAATTAATTCCCTTGCGAAAGCGTTGGTTTTTAATCCGTATGCGTTTATTCTGTCGAGTGTTCCCTGCGGTAAGATCACATTTATTCTATCCTTATTTTTCATACATTTCTTTACTGCTTCTCTATTCTTTATTGCTTTTTCTTCTACTGTTAATTCTGCCATGTTTATTCCTCCTTTATTTTTCTTCATTATAATATGCGCGTGCTTAATTGTCAACAATTTTAGTGCTTAATCATAATGCACAATTTGCCATAAATAATTAGTGCTTAATTTGTACATTATGTCAATTGCTATTAGTGCTTAATTAGTGTATTATATAACCATCAACAGAGAACAAACAACCCGGACGCAAAGCCGGGAGAACGGAGAAAAAACATGATTAAATTTTTAGACTTATTCAACACAATGCACTGTGATTTCTTTGAAATCCAGAAAGGCAGAAAAAGTGAATTTGTAGAGTGGGAAATGAGCGGCAAAATGCTTCAGACCTGCAAAAAATATTTTGATGATCGAGTGATTGATTTCTATATCACAAGATCAAACAAGAATAATGAGTTAGGGCTTGTTATTAGACTGAAGGAAATAAAAAATGAGATATAACATCTATCTGGCCCAGATAGAAAAGGCCCGCACAAAAAGAAAATTAGAAAAGCTTCTGGAACTGATCGGGAACGACTTCACTGGGATTAACTCCCGGCAATATGAAGAATTAAGATTCTTGATTCTTTATAAAATGGCGGCATAAAAAAGTAATCCGGACGAAAAGCCCGGATTCCCCCACAGTATAAATTGTAAATCATTAAAATATCAGCAAAAACAGAATATCACAGAAAAGGAGAAAAAGCAATGTGCAAAATCATTCCTTTCCCGGTTCAGGAGTCAACCGGATTCATAAATTTAAAACAGTTCTTCGAGGTTTCCAGAACTGTAAAAACCACAGAGTTTTACCTTGGAACCGCCGAAGAATTAGCAAGGCAAAACAAAATAACACAGTCCGAACTGTTGACACTTCGCAGAATCGGGCGTCAAAAACTAAAGGCGTTAGAAAGCCAGACAGTCGCTCCAATTGTCGCCCCGGGCTTATATATGTACACGCCGGAAATGGGGCAAGAAAAGCCAGAATGTCAGATTGACGCAAGTCTGAGTTATTACGGCGATCACTGGTTTTTAACAACTAAATTAATTCTAAAAGGGCGCGGGATTCGCCTTGATAAAGCGGAAAACGATACAAATTATTATATCGTTACGGAACGCGCTTTCGAGAAGCTAAAAACAGAATACAGTATATCTAAAGTTAATTATTTAGATTAATTGCCTCCGGTGGCGGTCAAGCCGTAGCCCCAACGCAACCGCCGGATTTAAAAAATAAAAAGAGAGGTAAATGAATATGAGTAAATATTTTAAAAACGTAAAAAGCTATAAGGATTTAAAAGAGCAGTACAAGAAACTTTTAAAAGAAAATCACCCGGACAACGGCGGAGACCTGGACACAATGAAAGACATTAATGTGGAATACGATATTTTATTCCCACTCTGGAAAGATCGCGCCGCAACTGCTGACAGTCTGACAGAAGAAGAAAAGACAGAGACAGCCACCGGAACCCGTCGTACATTCTACACCGCTAACGGTTGGGAGGGTTCCAGATATGACAGCCATTTGTCATTGAAAGAAATCGCAAAAATTGTTAGAGGATATGTAGAAGAAAAATACCCAACTTGTAAATTTAGTATTCGCACACATTACGCGAGTATGTGCCAGTCATTAAGCGTTGACCTTTTGGAGTTCCCTGAAAGAATGTATAAGACAGCCGAAGAATTAAAGAAAAATTATTGGGAAGAATGCACATATAAAGACAAAGACGGAAAAGAACATACTTATAAAAACATCAGTGATGAAATTCAGGGCGTACGGAGAAAATTATATAACAATGATATTTTTACCGCTGACAGTTGGACAGATGACGAGCTTTTAAAATGCTATGAAAAAACAGTCTTTGAAGAAAACAAAGTATATTACGGAGTGCCTACAGAGTATTTCCAGAGTGTTATTGATGATGTAAATGATTTTGTATCATCTTACAATTATAACGACATTGACGGAATGATCGACTATTTTGACGTTAATTTCTACGACGGTAAAGTTGACTATAGAGACTGCAAATACGTTCCTAAAACAGCCAGAATCAAAAAACAGAATACAGCCCCGGCACCGACAGAGAGCACCGAAAAGAAAGCATCTGAGCAGATCGGCACAACTGGAGAACCTTATACAGTGCAGGAAAGCCAGCACACAAAAACCGGCGAAAAGATTTACCTTGTTAAATGGTTAGACACTCTCAGCAGGGAAAGTTACAAAGAATTATCTACACAAATTAAGAATATTGGCGGTTATTATTCCAGATTTACGCACAGTTTTATTTTTAAAACTGACCCGTCAGAAGCTTTGAAAGGGGTGAAAATTGCATGAATGAGAAATGCGTAAATATTGTTGCAGGTGTCCTAAATTGGGCACCTGTGAACATTCACAAGACGTTTTATTTAAAAAATTATTCTCACAATATGGATATTACAGAGAGGATACAAGCAATAAAAAAATAGGAATTTATGAGCAGCACCCGGAACAGCTCCACACCGAAAACGAAATTTTGAGATATTTTGAACGCTCGCAAAAGGATATAGATGAACTGCAAGAAACTATATTGCAGTTAAAAGCATATCAGGCAGAATTGACACGCCGTTATAATTTTGTAAAAACTTCGCCCGTTAAAAAGAAAATTGTATTAAAACGTCAACAGCGTTGGCATGAAAACGTGTTTTATTACATATTTTTCTATGATGTAAATTTGAACGATGGTCATGAAGAACAGACAAATTGTATAAAATACGCCGGTAAAGATAGAAAAAAGGCTTTTGATATGTTCAAACAATTAAAATCCAGCAACCCCGGCGCAGATTTTGCAGAAGATATAAAAATATGATCTTGGTTAATGAATAATAATTTCAGGCGTAATGGTTCCCGCCGGGTTCGATTCCTGGCAACGCCTTTTATAACCCGGCTCCCATGGGTAAAGGGAAGAAAAAAAGAAATGAGAAAATATAATTATTCAGAAATGGGTGCTATTTGGTGCGAGCATGCTCGGAAAATAGTCGAAAATGGCGTTTTTATTGCCAATGATGGCAGTAATTGGGATTTATGGGAACATAACGGGACTGTGTATAGTATTCCTGTCGAAGGCTCCGGCTGCGGTGCGTCTGTCTGGTGCGGTGTCAAAAACCTGAGGCGGCACTTGTACGGGCTTATGCATATTTACGGCCGTTCTTCTCTTATTCCGAGCTGCTGGGAAAATGTTAATGCTGTTTTTTTAGCATCACTTGGCATTTGTTAAATAGGGGGGGGGTGGTATTATGTCAAAAGCTAAAAGAAAAAAATTAGAACAGGCTGCGATTGAGATTGTAGCCGGATCGATGGAATATATTGGAGAATATGACCAAATATGCAAAGAAGCTGCAAGTCTTACAGATTCGGAACTATTGAATTTTTTAGAAAAATATTCTGATTTAGAGCAGTAAAACACTGCTCTTTTTCTGGTGTCCTGCATCCGCTCCGGGCGGCGGTGGTTCGTGACCTGTGCCGGGACTTCACCGGGGCTTGTTCTCCGGCTTGATGCACATTGGCAATTATATATAGCTGTATCGGCTCCTATTTGACGTTTTAGCGGCTTTTAGCGCGATTCTGGTATATTTTATCGCAAGCATATAAAAGCGTCTTAAATCTTCAAATATCGAGCTGGTAACAGGGATTGACGACAGAGCATAACGGGGTTATTATTATTTTGTATAGCTGTACGGCTATAAAAGGGAGACCACATGAGTAAAATAAAATACGTGTATCCATACAAAAATACTGATAAATGGATTACGCAAATAAATTATAACAGCAAGAATTACACACTTGGAATTTTCGCAAGCCCGGAGGAGGCCGCGCAAGTCCGCAAAAATGCGGAAACCGCAAAGAATAACGGCACGTTCCCGGAGTTCTTCACGAAGCTGCGCACCCGGGTGCGCAGATCACAAACAGCAACACAAAATGATGCGTTGTCTGCGGGAAAGAGTTCGAGAGCCGTAACGGGCGACTTGTGTGCGGTCCGGAGTGCAAAAGGAAACGGCTGCGGATGTCTTACGCAAAAGCAAATTCCAAAAACGCTTATAAAAAAGACACTGTAAAATACAAATACTTGCATCTTAACAGTTTCGGGCGCTGGGAGGTTAATGTATACCGGGATGGCACAAAATATTACCTTGGCTCTTATTCTGCCTTAGAGGACGCTTTAAGCGCTCGGGATAGTTTTACAGAATGCGTAGGAAGCTACGCAGAAAAAGCCAAAGAAATCCGATCAGGGCCATTAGCGACACAAGCACAAAAATGGTGCACCGGGTACAAACACGCTCAGGAGTTTTACAACCTTAACGGGGATTTGCTTGTCCCCTGCTCTTACGTTTGCCCGGACGGGTACAAACTGGGGCAATGGATACGTTACCAACGTAGCGCCAGAAAGGGCAATTCATACGCTCAGATCACACCGGAACGGGCAGAGATGCTTGACAAAATCGGAATGATTTGGGAAGCTAAGAAAGTTAGCGAAACTTAGCGAAAGTTAATTAATATGAATGTATCAAATTATAACAAATGTTTAAAATTGGTATTACTGGGCAATTCCTGAATCAATTGCAGATGCGCTGGAACCGGAAAATCCCGGAAAAAAATCGCAGAAATCTGGAACTAATTCAGGACTGCGGCTTTTTATATTTGTGCATTTTGTATAGAATTTCCCATAACGTATCTCGGCAGGTCATAAATTTACACCAAAATAATATTGACAAGTTCCGCATCATATGACATCATGGTTTTATATAAAAGAAGGAGGTATAAATTATGTATCCTAAGCTTTACAGTTTTCGCGCAGATTTAACCAAAGATCAAGAATGTTCTGCTAGTTTTATAAAATTTTCGGATATTGTACAAAAAGAATTGAACCAGGATGCCGATTTAATCAGCACAGCAAAACAGGTCAATATTGATTTTAGCAAAAAGGTGAAAGAAATTGTTGGCGATGAAGAAAATATCGATTTTTGCGGAAACAGATTAATGTTATTACTTCAGGAGTTGCCATGCTATCATACAATGGACGGGTTTGAATTTCAAGGAAAAATATACAACATCAGGATAGATTTATTAACATGGCGCTTTGAGTTGATAGGAGCAAAATAATTCGTAGTACAAAGGATGACGTTGCGTCATCCTTTTTTATTTCATCACATTCAATTCATCTTTCCTCAAATTCCTCTTGCTTGCTATATTCGTAATCCTAGTTCGCCTTTTCTTCTGACTACTGGTTTCCTTATTTCTCCGCTTTGCAGATTCTTTGCTAATCGTTCCCATTCTTATTCCCTCCCAGTACTTCTTTTATGTTCTGGCTTCTCGAATTGAGATTGATAATCGGGACGCTCGCATTCAATTCATCCGGTACGATACCTACGATCACAACCTTTGTCGGCTCTATAGTGTCTAACATTTCCTTAAAATTCTCACAAAACTCCATTCTGGCAGACTTTGACCGCACTCTGCCATTAGTACAACATGATACAGTGCTTCTGTGTGGCGTTCCGTCAAATATCCATGGCATTTCCTTTGGGCTAATAATATTTACGGACGGAATAATTTTAACGCCCATAACCGCCCAATAATAGCCTAAAGCATGGTTTCTGTACAGGTTGTAGATGTTCAACGCACTTGGCATCCCGGAAGCAATTGTGAAATCCGGGCTGCAAACTGAATTGAAACATTTTAAGTGCTCAATGTACTGGTCTGGCTGATTCCATACTCGCAGGAAGCTTTTGTCGTCAATGTAAAAATTTACGGTCAGGTCCTTGTGGCCTTTCAATGATCTGGTTTTTGAAGACGCAAAGTCAATCGACTTGCCTGCTGAGAAATCCACTTTTGGAAGCATTGGTATCTGAAACTGGCCGTCAAGTTCTGCACCGGTTATCAGATATTCTTTCATCACATCATATGCGGTATGTATCACAACACCACCTCCATACAACCATATTAACATAATTTGGGAAACAAAAAAAGACCGCATTTCTGCCGTCTACGATGGTTTTTCCTGTGTCTCACACACAAGTTTTCCTCCTATGGTTTTAATTCGAATATTTGTTCTTGTTCCTTACCTGTTCCCTAGCCTGTTCCCTCGAACTTTTAAACACCTCTAAAAAGCACAAAAAACCTTGATTTTACAAGGTTTTCGTTAGCAGCCAGTACGGGAATCGAACGTATCTTTAAACTGCTATTTTTCCTATAAAACCAATGCTTCTAACTTTTTGCAGGGTGTTCCTTTTTGTTCCCTGGCTGTTCCCTCTCAAAAAAAAGCTATCTTGATACTACCATAAATTCATCTATGCTGTCCATGATTTTTTGTTTCTTCTTGAGATCCTTTCGGTCTCTGTGGTAGTAGTTCTCGGAACACGAAATATTTGTGTGGCCCATCTGTGATGTGACCATCTGATTATCTATGCTGTGATCGAGTAATATCGTGCAATATGTTTTTCGTATTTTATGCGGTGATTTTTGAATACAGCCAGTTTTCTTGCACACTGTTCTTAACCGGTTCCTGAACGAATAAGTATTTAATCGCTTTCCATCTTTGGAAAATATATATTCGCAGAATGTCGACATATTTCTAAGCTTCTGTAATATCCATATACACCCCTGAGGAACCACTACATTTCTTACGCCTGCTTCTGTTTTCGGAAAGTCTTTGACTTCAAAAATGCCTTTATGGTTTTCAAAATGCCTTACTTCCGTTCTTCTGACTTTAATCGTACTGATATGTGGTAGCCAGTCATTCCATTTCAAAGCGCATAGCTCCCCAACTCTCAGCCCGGTTACGAACATAAGCATAATGCCAAGATTTACTATGTCCTGATTGTCTTTCAAGTAGTCAATCATCCTGTCCATTTCAGCGTCGTTGAATACTTCTTCCGAATCTTCTTTGATATTTCTTTTGAAAGATTTATCGGTGACATCCAAGTCATAGAATAATTCCTGCACGTTCCAATCAATCAGCTTGTTGCGCTTTGCCCATTTTAGGGTGCCTCTGGTAATTGTCTTGAGATTACAGAATGCCTTTGCGGTTAGATTGTGTTCACTGATCTGCTCTTCCAGGAAATTGCTGATATCCTCTGACTCAATGTTTTTAATTCTGCGTTCTCCCATGGTCCCAAAAAAACGATTAAAGTCCTGCTGATATCTCTGATAAGTTTGTATTGAAATCTTATTCAAATCAACCTTGCGCTGCGCCCATTCCTCGAACACACTCCTAATTTTGGGGTTCTCTGCTTTCTCACGGTGCGTCTTTACGATCAAGTCCTCTAAATCCTGTTTAGACCGACGTTTGAACATCTTTCGCTGTCCGGTTTCGTCATAAGTCATACGGATTTTCCAATATCCGTCAGATGCCTTCCATATGCTGTCCCTGTATTCTTTTAAAATTTCTTCCCTTTTATTCATTTCAACTTGCTCTTGTATGTGAGACAAATTGATGATACCATTCTCAATTGCATATTTCAAGTCGTCATTATTCATAAAAAATAAGGAGGAACCGGGATATCCTTTCGCTGGCCAGCGGCTCCTCGTTCCTCCTTTCTTTCACACATAATCAAAAATATTCATCTGTCCTTCCGGCATATCATCTTCGAGATTGAAGAATTTGCAAGCAATAAAATTTCCATGCCAGTCCCGATCGCCGCCGTACATCAGACATTTTCCTCTCTTTCCGTCCCTATAAAATCTGCACTCAGAACAATTGTGCTGATACGCAGTTCCGCCGGAACGTTTATACATTTCACTTATTGTTCTCATTTCTTTTCCTTTCAAAGGCTTAAATTCTCAAAGCTGCTCTTCTTTTTGTTCCTGTTCTTCTTTTAAAAATTCTTTTCATTACACATTCCGTCGGTAGGCATCCTCTCATGTGATCATTGATAAGGATGTAATCGCAAGTTCCATATGATAACCCTCCAGAATTATTCTTTGAAAAATAATCACAATGCTTACATTGCTTTTCTTTTAAATTCTGAATTTCTCTGAAAGACATTTCGCCCCATGGTTTAACAGCTATTTTCATTCTCTTTACCTCGCATTCCTTGTACCATCTTCATTTTCAAATGTTGTGCTATATGTTCTCTGACAGATTCCTCTGGAAATGGGATTTCAAGTGATCGCTCCAGAATCCTGTTTGTGATTCTCTCGTCATATTTCAGTTCTGATATCTGGCAGTTGCTCGTGAATATAGTGATTTTCCTGTCGACATACCGCCCGTTGATAATGCTATAGAATCTTTCGTTAATCCACTCCTTACCAGAATCAGCGCCGAAGTCGTCAATGATAAGGATTTCTGTTCTGGACAAATCCTCTATCAACTTTCCTTCCGTATTCCCTTTGTCTCCCCATGTATTCTTGATCTCATCAAGAATCCTGAGGGATGTGGTGAACTTTACTGGCTTCTGGTATTTCTTCATAATTTCATTCGCCAAGCTGCATACTGTTTTGGTTTTGCCAGAACCTTTTGCGTTTGAGAAAAGGTATAGCCCTATTCCTTTCTTCTGCATATCAGGAAGATTTTTAAACCAGTAATTTACCGCCTGAGCCGCCTGAGAAAATACTTTTCGGCTCTCGGCGTTCAAATATACACTTGACTTCAAATCATTGAAATTTGAGCCTTTAAACACGTTTGGAAGCTCTGCAAATTTCAATTGATTTTCAAGGATTATTCTTTTTCTGATTCCGCAAGGGCATTCCTCGCAATAGGGAATACCACTTGCATCTCTTACCCATCTCCACCCGCTGTCCCCGCATTCAGGGCATTCAAGCGAACGGGGTGTCTGATTCTTCTCCATTCCATTCTCCAAGTGGGATGATTGGTTCGACATTTCTTTGAGTTGCGTCAGCTCCATTTCGCATATCCTCCCTGTTGTGGTATTTGTTTTCGAGTATCTTTAAGAAGTTGTTTGGTTTCACAAACCATTCAAAATTTATCATAAAATCAGTTTTCTTCCCCATAAGGAAGTCACTGTTTTTTACGTTCCTCAGAGCTTCCATTACCTTATCCATGCCATATTCTCGGATTCTTGCTTTCAGCATTTGCGTTCGCCTTGCTGTCATTCTTGCGATTGGCTGAATCCCGAACTGCTGAAGCTTGTTCCATTCATCAACAACTTTCTGAACATCTCCGGGCTTGACTAAATCTTTTTCGCAAGAAATCTGCTCTGGAATCTTCGGCGTACGTTCTTCCTCTGATAATTCTTTCTGGCGTTTTCTGTGCTCGGCAACCCGTTTTCTTGTCTGCTCTCTGATTCTTTCAAGCCCGTCAATATTCTGATGCTCTTCCCATCCGGGAATTGAAAGCAATGTTCCATCTCTGGTTATCATGCCGAATTTTTCAAGAATTGTAAGTGCAAGTTCGATCACACTCTCATCAAAGTCCAGCTCGTCAGCCAACATTTTATTTGTATATGGAATATTCTCTGTCAAAAAAATAATCCCGTTTGAATTACAACGCCCTGCCATCGTCAGGAGCATCATCCAGATTAGAACGATGTTGTTCCCCTCTGGAAGTTTTCTGATATGCCGGATTTTTTTGTTATCGAACATATCTATTTCTAATCGAATCCAACTCACATTTGTCATTTAGCCACCTTCCCGTCTGACAAGGACATTTCCGTCCTTACCACATTGATTTTCGGATAAAATTCTCCATCATTGTTTCTTTCCAACTTGATATGTGCTTTTCACAGGTATCGTCTTCCTCTATCAGGATGCCTTTGCGGTCGCACAGCCCGTTGTCGTTTTCAATACAAGTTTCGCATGTTTTATCTGCCATTTTCTTCATCTCCTCTCGCAATCAATCCTCCACAATACGGACAAAATGTATAATCCAGTCGATTAAGTGGTTTTCCGCAACTACACCATGCTTTTACGGGCCATGATTTATAGTAGTCTGGCATAGAGTTGAAGTCATTATCGCTTAGCACTTTCATTTTTACAATTTTCCCGTGCTTCGAATATTCTATTCTCGCATCCTCTTTCCCATCAGAATACCCGTGGCTATATGCGCTGTTCAGCTGATATTCTTCAGCTGATATTCAATGGATTTGACAGCGTTATCTAAATACTTATAAGCCATTCTTCATCTCCTCCAACTGTTTTACTGCTTTTCTATAATCTCTATTCGCAGACCGGAACATCATCAAAAGTATTTCAGACACAGGCCTTGTCCGATTTCTTCGCTTTGCTTTTTTGACGCATGTAAGATCATTTGCTTCTGGTACATATATTCCTACATAATGTGGAATTTCAAGGGATACCGCAGCGCATACATCTGTCGGCATAACCAGGTAGTTATAATCACCAATAAAATTCAACCCATGACCAGAACGAAAATCTTCAGCTGATGATTTAACCTCATAACAATAGCAGTCACCTTTTTCTATCCCGGACACACTATTATTTGCTGGCACGAATCGCATATAATCCACCCTTACCGCATGATCTGTCGAATAATCGAATGTCACTTCTTTCGCCCAATAAATACGAGGATCGTTGTTCGGATTGATTTTCTTTTCAATCATGGTTGATAATTCTGCCGTAATCTCAGGCCTTGTCATTCTTCATCTCCTCCAACTTCTTCTCAGCATCTTCGCGGGTGAGGAATATAGATTCTCCAAAATCACATTCTCTAAAGTATGCCACAATAAAACTATTCGTTACTTTTGCGTAAATTCTGAATTGTTCTCCAGACGCATAATAAGATACGCTTGATAAAAAAGATTCATATACTTCATATTCCGCATCTCCATCATATTCATCATAACCAAACACATTAATTGGCGATGTTACCACCCAAACCGTGTCTCCAACCTTACACGGCAATCTCACAAGTAAGCCCTGCTCTTCTAAGTCTTCATAGTCGCAGAGTTTTCGCGCCGCTGAAATGTAATCGTGCTGTTTAACCCAGACATCTGATTCTCCGTCTGGTGTAACATCATATCTTTCTGTTAATCTCTCCATCTACTCCACCTCTTCCATCTGACTTTCTACGGTATCTGCAAGTAGCTTCAAAGACTTAATAAATGAGTCTGTCAATGCTGTTCTGTTTGGGTATTTAGTGAATGTTCTGACAAGGTTTACTGCAGCCTTGATTCTTTCTTCATCTTCGACGATTTCGGATGCTTCATACAATGTCTTTTCAACACAACTGTAAGTAGCGATCTTGTTGTCACAAAAATTCAATATGTTTGGAAATGGAATTTCGATAGGGTTTAAATGGCTTTCTCTCGCCCATGTGAATCCCTGAAACTTTGCCATTTTCAGAACACTCAAATATTCTTCCTGCGTTTTTACAAATACGCTTTTTCCTGTTAAATCAATCATCTACCTCACCTCTTCCATCCAGTCCTGAAATTCTTTCATGCAACCAGGGCACAAATCTATAGCACCATGCGAATAATATTTTCTCTGGGCATCTAAATTTAATATCATGATCCCATTAGGATTCTTTTTATCATTTTTGGAATTGTACTGTTCATACAATTTTCCACATCTGTCACATTTCTTTGCACATGCCATTAATCCATTCCTCCTGTAATCTCATCAATGCACTGATTTCGACCATCGACCATCCCACACTGATAATCCGTCATATCATTCTCAATAGTGCTCTTCTCCGGCAATTCTTTCAGTGGGCACCAATCAGGTCTTCCTGCCAGTTTTTTGAATCCTTCATGGCTTACTTTAGAAATAGTTCTGATTGAATCATTTCTTGTTGCAAGGCATAAATTAAAATTGAAATCCGCCATATGAAATGGGCAAGCAAAACATCCTTTTGGTGTTCTCATGATTAATACTGATTTACTCATCTTCTCCTACCTCTTTTCTGTAAAAACACTCCGCACTGCGCAGGACTAATGACAGCATCTTTTTCTTTGGTAGCCTGACAATATCCAAGTCTTCCATTTTTTTATTCTCTTTTCTTGTAAACATAGTCGAAATGTCTTTGCCTTTACTCATTCACTTCACTTCCTCTCAGCATCAGACTCAGGCTGTTATATCCCGGACAAGTCCTGACCCCGTTTCTGGTATCTCTTAACAGGACGCAGCACGGATATAATGCAATTACCTCATAGACATGTTCTGTAATATCCTCGCCGTGCTGATCAATGTATTTGAAACACTTTCCCGGTCTAAGAAAGTATCTTGCACATACATATGCTTTTGTTCCGAATCTTACACTTGCGCTACTCATTTGTGTTCCTCCTGTAATAATTCTGGGTTGTCAAAGGTGTTGCCAACCACCTCATAATATTTTGTATCAAACTCATCAAGATACTATCTGTCTATGCTATTAGCTTCGTGTCCTACCCATCCGGCAACGCCCCATTCAACAGTTTCATATGTCACATCCTCTGGGTAGGATTCGTCCAAGTGCGCCATCAGAATATCATTTTCCCAAATCTTCTTCCCGTTCTTGTCGCAAAGTCCCGTGAACTGGCAGAGGGTTTCTGGAATAACCAATTCCATTCCGTCTGTTATCAAAAAGCCGATTGGCAATGTACTCGCTCCTTTATACGGCGGAACGATATAGCAATATCCGCTGTCAATATCCAAATCTATGAGGCTCCCTTCTATCCATTCTCCATTTTTAACTCTCTTTGCCTTAAAAAGAATTTCTCTCATATCATACCTCCTTCGGTTTTTCGCACCGCTCAAACTCGATCACCCAGACCCACGGGTTCGCATCCCAGCCGTAGATGTCAATATCTGATTTCTTAATGGTGCTGTCCCATAACACTTTTCCAAACAGTTCTCCTGCACTCATATCGCAGTATTTAATCTTGTTTCCACACGGGCCATCTATATCACAATAATTTTCGCCCGTCTGATGTAAGCATGGTGGTGTAAACAAAAACCCCTCTTCTTCCGTCTGCACTTCCGTAATTTCCTGTAACCGCTCCACTCTCACATTCGTAACCTTCAGCCAGATACGAGCAGCTTCTTTCGGCATGTGGATGGACGGGTGCCACTTCGCGTCTCCACTTATTTCATCTGTTGCCCGATACATGTAGCAACCAAAAGTTTTATCCAAAACGCTTTTCTTTGGTTCTTTTTGGCAATTTCCTCTTTCGTCTCCATCACAGTTCCAACATTCAAAACGCTCCCATGTTTCCCGGACATACAGGATATCTCCCGGCTTGTACGGTGGAATCAACTGATTTTCGAACATTCTCTCATCTTCGTCATATTCATATATTCCGGTAAATGAGCCGTCCGGTCTTTTCGTAACGTAGAACCCACAAGCGTCTTTTCGTCTGGTTTTTACCACCCGCCGTGTGCAAGTCTTTCTTCCGTCCAGGATTGCCTGCACCATCTCGGTATTGAATAAAATAGGTTTAATTGCCATCAACTTCACCACCTTTCACAATTTCAACTGCTTCATTCAAGCATTCGGCTGTATACCAATCGTCACCTGATTCTGAAACTTTATCTTCGATTAACATTTCCAACTGTTGAACAACTTCATCCATATCAAAGACTGTATACTGCCTGTTGACGCAATCAATAAACTCTTTCTGATCAGAACTAATACTTGTGCCAATCTCAAAAGCTTTAATGTATTCAATTAATTCGTCTGCATCTATCAGTCTCATACTTTTCACATTCCTCCGCATATTCATAACTGTCCATATCATCACATCTGCACTGGCAGGAACCCTGTTTCGTACAGCAGATGCAGCACTCTGTTTCACCGTCCGGGCATTCTAATTTGCATTTTCCCATTTAGTCCTCCTGAAGCTTTATTCCTCTTAAACGCTCAATAACTTTCTTCTGCTCTTCTTCTGTCTCGCAATGTATTGTAATGTCATAGGTATCATCGTATGCACTAAATGTGCCGTCTTCATTCTGAATAAGTTCCATTACATCGCTCATACTTCCACCTCCGAATCTTCTGGCATCTGAAAGACCATTTTATTCATAAGTGCTTTTTTAATAGTTTCAGCCAAAAGTTCATTTTCTTTCGATGGTGGTGCTTCTGCGAACGTCTTTCCAATATTCGGAACTGTCATTGGAACTAACTCTGTGTCCGCACAGGCTTCCTGAAGCATGTACAGTACCTTGATAGCTTTTTTCTTTGTGGAATATTCTCCGAGTAAATAACTGCATCCAGTGATATATGATGTTACAACTGTTTTTGTAGTCCCTTCTGCAATTTCGATACCAGCTGATACATTAAAATTAACTAATATCTCTTTATTCTGACTTCTGATTAACATTTTGCGTCCTCCTTGTAATTCTCAACCGCAGCTATCTTATTTTCGTACATTGCAATTATGTTTTTAAATCTGCGAATATCATTATTGTATTTTTCCAAGAATGTTTCTTTTACGAACTGATAATTAGGTTCTTCCAACACAATGTACGGTGTTGAAGAACCAGAAATTTTTCCAATATCTTCTTTTTTTACATATCCAATGTAAAGTCTTTCTGGAAACTGTGCTACTGCTCTGTACGTCTTTGGTTTCTCAATTACCTCGCATTCCTCAACTCTGACTTTAAAAACAGGGTCTCCGAATGTTCTAGTTTCCGGATTGAATTCTCTGTCATTGTCTAAAATGTAGAAATATAATTTCATTTTCCATCCTCACTTTCCCCATGTAAGTAACTGACACGCTATTGTGCAGTCCTCCATGATTAATTTATCCAAATGCTACCTGTCCGTTATTCTCCGGGATTCTTTAATACAATCCCTAACTCTTCTTTAATAGCGTCTACATAATCAATCCATTCTGCCAGACCGTCATTGATATAATCAGCAGCCCGGTCAAGTCCATTTCTGAATCTCCGACAGCGCTTCTCACCAAAACCGAAATCATCATGCAGAACGGCGATTGACAATATTACAAATGAATCCGCTATAACCTCTTTTATCTTTTCTGACGCTTTATCAAGGTCTTTTACTGCCAGAGAGGTATGTATCCCGGTCGCACCCCGGAACTTGCATTCCTGTTCGAGGGCTTCAATCCCGCCCTGTTTGACAATTCGTCTGGCAAGGTCAAGCCCGTCCTCCCTGCCTCGCTCATATTCACGCATTTTATTCATTGTGTTAGACCTCCACTCTTTTTTTAGTTTTCCCATCCAACAGCTCTCTTTATCTTCTGAGTCAGAATGTCAAATTCCATCAACATCCTGCGATCATTCTTGTTTGAGTATGCGATTGTTTGTTGCCCATCATATATGACCGCATATCTTCCATTAATGTCATATGACCCGCTGATTGCCTGCGATATCTGACTTCTTGTCTTTCCTGTCAATTCTGATATTTCAGCAAGCGTCAGCTCCCCGATATACCTTGAGCCGTCGTATACGTCATACAGTTTCATGTTTCTTTACTCCTATCAGTTCGTATGTCCTGTGTGAACCAGTTCCGTGAAATACAATCAGTCCGTCGTCCTCGAACTGCCTTAGACGCCTTTGAACAGCACTCCTACTGATATCTAGTTCCTCAGATATCTTCTTGGTTGTTGGAGTCCCTTTGTGAGACATTGCGTATTTACGGATGAAATAATAAATATCCTTGCGGTTCTGCATCCATTGCATGTGTTTTTGATGTCGTAATGCGTCCATATTCACGATTCCTTTACAAAAAATCTTCTATGCTTATCTGACTGTTTTCCTCAAAAACAAGCATTTCTTCTTTTGCTCTCTTAAAGAAATTTCTATCAATTTCAAAGCCGAAAGCATTTCTTCCTATTTCATGTGCAGCTCTTAACGTTGTCCCGCTTCCGCAACATGGGTCTATTACTACATCTCCGGGATCAGTAAACGTTTCAATCAATCTTTTTAAAAGTTTGACTGGCTTTTGTGCCGGATGAATTTTAGGAATATCTTTTCCATCTTTCTCCCAATCGAACCAGTTAAAAACCATGTGCCCTGTACCTCTGATTGTTTTTCCGTTTTCGTCGATCTGAACGCCGTTCCTAAACTTAGGAAGCCTGTCTCTGTAAAACAATAATGCGTATTCCGTAGCTCCAACCACACGCATATTCGCTTTTAATACTTGAGGGCTGTAATTTTTTATGAAAACAAGTGGGATATAATGTACAAAACCATGTTTTTCAGCAGCTTTAATCAATGTTTGTGTTTGTTCAAACGAGCAAAATACAATCATGCATGGAGAATTGCTACTTCTTCCTCTTGGTACAGGTGCTGTATCTTCTTTTTTTAACATTCTTGAGCAAAAGCGAAAGTATTCATATAAGTTAAAATTAAAATCTGAATTAAAGGCAGCTTTTCCTGCTAGTTTACTTTCACCATTTTTATTATCTCCCCCTACATACCACATAGGGTTGCTCCCGTAAAAATTATTCGCTACATTATACGGAACATCAGCTATAACGAGCTGTGCTCTTGGAATTGCATATTTCTTGTAATTTTGCATTGAGTCTCTGTATATTTCACATTTTAATTTCATATTTCAAAGAAGCCCGGTGCACCCTTACGTCACATGAAGGCAAGCTCCTTTCATTTTTTATTCGTACGTTTTCTCATCAATCAAGTTCTGAAACTTTTCAAAAGCCCGGATTGATACTTTGTTACCCTGTTTCTCCGGCTTTAGGGAAACTTGCAAGTGTGTGTCTATGATGTGAGATAGTTCTCTGGCGAGGGATTTCTTTCCCTGCTTTAAACCATCGTAATAACCTTTTGCCGGCCTGTACTCATTAATCTGTTTCTTACCTGCTCCCTGAGAACCACCAGTCTTGTTTCTAAGCTGATATCCTTGATCTGCAAGCCATCTGATATAATATTGTTCCTTTTCGTCAAGTTCTGATTCTGGACAATTAGTATGCACTACACGCCAACCATATGGATTTTTTTCTGAATATAATCCATGTTTTTTCAAACTAAGATCAATGTGCTGTTGATGCCCTGCACTATGTTGACATAATCTGGTAATTAGTTTCCTTGCCTGACCGGCATACCCAAACTTAAAACCGTCTTCATCAATTCTTGTCAAAATGTAGATTCCGGGATTGTCGTTCAGATGCGGGTCGACTTTCAGCCATCTCTTACGGTTCTCAGCTTCAATCGCCTTAGCTTTTACAAAATTTTTATAGTTGCTATTCAAAGACTTATCACCTCGATTCATTTTCGGTGTGTCTTTGATACCATTATGATACCACTACGATACCTGTATTGCAAGATAAAAATGATACCACTTTGGTACCTGATTGACACCGACAGGCAAAAATGCTACAATGTTCTAAAAACAAGGGAGGGATTTCACATGACCGTCAAGTCTGATAAGACCAGAACTAACATCACGTTCCCGATACAGCTTAAAGAACAGCTTGAGCAAATTGCCAAGCAGGAGAACAGGAGTTTTAACAATCTGGTCATTACTGTTCTCCAAGATTTTGTAAAAAGTGCCGATAAATAGTCGGTGCTTTTTTATTTAACTGTTATTCTCTCTATCATCCTCTACAGCCTCACCAAGGCAAGCCATAACCGGTCCTGACTCAAGCAAGCATTCTCTTTCTCTGGTATTTTTACCATCATTTGAGTTCCAATCCCCGACAATATATAGACTTGCGTCTGCGGTCAGAATATCTGTTTCCATATTCCAATAATTAATATGGATTTCGTATGCGGCATTTGCAGAGATCACATATCTGTAAATACCTTTGGTGACTTCTTTCCAGTCTTTTAAATTTGTTGATACCATATTTACTCCTTTCAAAACGGGCATAAATTCAAATCAACATCCAGTCCCGGTCTTGCGATCTGCACCAGAACATCATTTCCGGCAACGTCCTGTATCTCTTTCTGCATCACTTCCGGATTTCCCCATCCCTCTGACAGGTGACACAGTGTTATGGTTCTGAGCGAAGCGGTCTTGTTCACTCGGATAATCTCTTTTACAGTAGATAAGCTGCTGTGCCCCCGGATGGAGTGTTCAAACTTAAATGAATCCTGCTCCGGCGATTCGTCAAGATGATTACATTCTATAAGGAAGTGATTTATTCTCATGTTCTTGAATGAGAACGGCAAATATGAGAAGTCTGTCGCATATATCAGCCGTCCACATTCTTCGTGAGATATCAGGTATGCAAAGTTTGGTGTCTTGTCGTGCGGGACGTAGAAAGGCGTTGCCCGGAAAGAACCTATGTCCTTCGATTTCTTTTCTGGTAAGCCAATCATCAGCTCTCCAGAGATTGTGTTTACACTCTCAACAGTCTCGTCATTAGTGTAAATCTGGATGCCGGACTGCATTAGATTCTGAAACGATTTCAGGTGATCTCCGTGTCCATGCGTCAGTAGACAACCTGAAACTTCTGATATCCTGTAGGAAATTCCTTTTAGAATCTCTGAATATCTACATCCGCAATCCAGAAGTAAGATTTCGCTAGATTCGGATTTAAGTGCGTAGCAGTTCCCTGGCTGACTACCTGTGTTTATTACTCGCATGAACATTTTGAATCACCTCACTTTCCTTATTTACAAAATAACTGTTCTGATATTGTTTCTGACTGTTTAATTGTTTCCTGCATATCATCATAAGAATATGGGATTTTTTCTTGAGTTTTTTCTAATTCCGAATAAGAAACTGAAAACAGGCAATCCTGGAGCAGTTTAAATTCTTTCAAAGTCATTTGAATATTTATTGTTTTATCCCAATCTATTTCCGATTTTAATATCTTCATGCTTCCCCATCCTTTGGAAATCTAAATATCGCATCTCCCATGCCAACAAATCTTCTATCAAGCATATCAAGTGCATCCTGCAACTTATCCTGCGTCGAGTACATTGCCATAACATATGGACTCTGCTGTATCCCTCCGGCAAATACCGCCTGTATGTAGTTGTCCGAAGCAAGCAACGCTGTCATTTCATACGGAAGATTGATTTTTCCATCCTGCGATATAATCCTCATAGTTCTCACCTCGTTTCTCGAAATAATCTTTTATTGACTCGTAGTATGGGCAGTTTTCGCACCGCCCGATACAAGCCATATATTTGCCGAACTTTCCTGAGTCGCACCGATCAAAATTGATGCAGTCGCCGTACATCATATGCGATCACATCTCTTCTGGCTTCATAAAATCTGGAATCTCTGTTTCCTGTTTGTCTGCTGCCGGAACTGGTTCTTTCTCGGCAGTCTTTACGACTTCTGCGACTGTCGGCTGTTTCGGCTGTTCTTCGATTGCTGCCGGCTCATCTGGGATAAATTCTTCTGCATTGGCGTTCTGCTCGATTTCTTCCTGTACTTCTCTGTATGTGGCGTCCATCATGTTATATTCGTAAGCCTGCACTGGATTGTCCCATCTTTTAGGAATAGACTTCATAATGTTGTTTCGCATCTTACGAATAATCATTGATTCTCTTGACTGTGTTTCGTAATAAGACGGTGAAATGTACGGTCTTAACTCCTCGCAATCAATGATTGCTTCCAGCTCTCCAATGTCAGCGACCTTTTTCATGATCTCTTTTTTCTTTGCTTCAATTTGAGCTTTCTGCGCATCTGTAGCTTTATATCTGTCTACACAAATTCCAAACGTTTCATTCTGGAGATTATTTTTAATGTGTGCTGCAAGGTTCTTCAGTACATCTGCTCTTTCGCAAGAAAGATATTCAATATGTCCATCCTTATACTGAATTGGATATACGATACGGACTACCTTACCTACGCCAGATTCTTCCCATTCTGGCGGTGTGATCTCTACGCCCTTATGTCTCGGCGGTGTATATTTGTCGCCCTCTCTAACTTTCCAGTACGGGAATACTTTAGCCACATTGACACCATATCTACTTACAAGAGCGTCATTTCCATCGCCCTCAATCGCAAATTCGATTTTCTTCTCCCACTGTGCCGGTTTTCCTTTTCCTGCTACATTCACGTTTCTGATCTGGAAATAACATTCTCTCGGCTGTGCGTTTGCGTTCAGCTTCAATGCTGCTACTTTCTGCATAACAGACTTTAAGTTTGATGTATTGACCGATTTCATATCAGTTCCACTTTCGTGAATCATCTGATAAATAGCCGCCATTGCTGACACTACGCATTCTTTTGAATAGGAATCAAACTCCATTCCTCTTGTTTCTAAATCTTCTTTCATCAGGTCTACATAGCTGTTTGTCCATACTGAAAGAGTGGTGTTAAATGCTTTTGCTTCTGCCATTTTTATTCTCCTTTTCTGATAATTATTAAACTTCTGTTACCGTCATATCTCCCTCAGCAACTTTCAAGAAAATCAACTGTGCATCCGCCTTAATACCTGCCAGACTGCTGTTGTCCAATTCTGCTGCACAGTCTACGAATATCGGATAACTCACGCCGTAAAACTTCTGTAATCCGTCCATGATGGCAATTTTGCCTTTCATCATCAGGGCTGTATTGGCGTTCCCGACCAGTTTCTTCCAGCCACCATCCTTGTCCTGCACGTACCAGATGCAAGCATCTACTACTTCACCATTCTTCTGCGTATCGAATAGTTTCACCTTAACCCCGTCAAAATACTGGTTTACTGCATCTTCAAGGGCTGTATTCTTCGCCATGCTCAGGGATTTCAGTTCATCCAGAATCATCTGTGCGTCAGCCTTATTCTGTGCGTACTGTTTCTGACTTTCCTGAAGCTTCTCGATCTGTTCGTCAATTCGGACATTATTGTTGGCTTCTCCAATTTTCTGATTGACTGCTGTCAGTTCCTGTTTCTTGCCGGATAACTGCTCTGAAAGTTGCTTCTTTACTTCTTCGCCATCGTCCAGAGAATTAAGCACCTGCTTTTTCTCTTTGATTGATGTAAGAATCTGCTGATATTCAGCATTTCCTGAGAAGTCTGGTTCTTTCGGTATGGCTTCCAGATTCTTGTTTTCTGCATCCAGAGAAGTTTTAATCTGCTCTAATTCATCTGTCAGTTTGGAAATTTCAGATGTGAGAGTTTCTTCCTGCTTATGTGCTTCCTTCATATCGGCAGACGCTTTGTTTCCAATCTGAATAACTTCATCAAGTTTGCGTTTCTTGTCCTGTTCCCATTCTTCCTCGGCTTTTAACTGCTGATTGATTCTTTCCTGCTTCTTCTGCTCGAATCTGCTCTTTATTTGCTCAATCTGCTCTGGCGGAAGATTCTGACCGCAAGTCGGGCAAATGGTATCCGCATCCTTGAATGTCTCGGATTCAATGCTTTCCAAAGTTGAGCTGTCCCATTCTGCATCTTTGATTTTTGGATATTGCGTTCTGGCGTTCTGCAATTTTTCAAGAAGCTCTTTTTTCTGTGCTCTCAGGCTCTCCAATGTGGAAGTCTTTCTGTTCAGCTCTGATGTTTTGATATTCCTGTCTAATTCAAGAGTGCTAACTTTATTGCAAACCGATGATTTCTGTTCTAACAAGTCTGCTTTAGCTTTTGACACTATCTCTAACAGTTTGGTGCTTAACCCTGCCAGTTCTGCTTTAATCTCTCCGGCTTTCTCGTTTCCCGACTGCGCAATCTGCTTTTCAATGTCAGCAATTTGCTCATGTAAGACATTCTTCTGCAATTCCAATTCGGCGGTATCAGCATCGACTTTTGAATGCTCCATGCCGATAATCTGGTTTGGAATGGCTTTCAACTGTTCCTCTGCCTTTTTCAGCGTTGCGCTGTTCATGGCTTTGATTTCGTCTGCCTTGTAGGTTTCCAGAAGCGGTGCTAACTCGGTACAGTCTGGAACTGTCTTGGCAATCTCTAAATCTGATTTCCCGGCACCGTCTGACATGGAAAACAGAATCTTTCTGGCATCTGCATCTTTCAGGTCTGTGAAGATTTCCATGTGAGACAGCATCAGGAAATTGTCAAAGTCAAACCCTCGTTCTTTCAGATCAGCTTTAAAGTCTCTTTCAGCTTTCGGAACGCCGTTGATTTCGTACTTGTTTGATAATGCAACCTTGCCCGGTTTTCCGTCCTTTGGCTTACTTTCTGTGCGCTTCTGGAACTTTGCTACGCTTACCGGCTTCCCATCAATTACAAGGTCAATATCAACTCTTGGCAGGCATTCTCTGCCATCATCGGGTCTGATATCCGGGTTGCTCTTTAAACTGTAGTCCTTGTCACAGAACACCCACATAAAGGCATCTGCCAGTGTGGTTTTCCCACACCCGTTCTTCCCGGAAACGATTGCTCTGTGTCCGAACTCTACTTTCTTCTCTTGTTGGCCTTTAAAATCGGTCAATCTAATTTCTCTTACTTCGATTTTCTTCATATTACAAAATCTCCAATCTTTTTACTGATACCTCCAACGCTGTCACCCATGATTGACTCTGATCAGACCACAGTTCCCGGCTTTGGAATCTTCCACAGAGTTTGATTTTTGTCCCCTTTTTCAGATTTTCTACGGCATCTGCGTTTTCTTCCCAGCATAAACAACTGATTGCGTCTGATCTGGTATATCCGGCTTTCTTCTTTCTGTTTACCGCCAGAAGTATTCTTGCCAACTTCCTGTCATTGCTTGCGCCAATCATCTTTATTGTTGGCTTTTTAATCAGATATCCAGTCAGATAAACTTCGTTTGCATCGTGTTCTTCCAGTCTTTCAAGGTACTGAATGTCCATTGCTCTTACATATGCTGTAAGGCTTTTCTTACCATCTTCCCGGACTGTACGGCTTCGCATTTCACCATATACACTGGCAATCAGCTCTGTTTCTCTTGAAATCATGTATTCTGGTGCAATAATTGGAAGAATGTCATAGGATGCATTCTTTCTGAATATCGTCATTCTTCCTTCATACATCTTGGTTCCGCCGTATTCTTCATGTGAGAACACGAACCCTGCCGGAATGTCACCAGATAAAAGTACCTGGTTTTCGTCACGCATCTTCATGTGGTATATCACCTTCTTTCAAAATCTTTGTCAGCATCAAGCCAAGTGTTACGACTGTTTCTCTGAGATTCTTGTTTTCGGCTTTAAGTTTCTGTCTTTCTTTCTCAAGGTCGGAAATAATCTCACTTGCAAGTGTTGGTGTTTCTGTGTTCTGGATGTGTGTTTTAGACATAAAAAATGCCCTCCTAAATTATTTATTGATAAATACAGGAAGGTGTGTTATACTTGCCCTGTATTTAACTTAGCCAAATTAAGTTAGATACGCGGCTCTGCGCGGTATGGTGGTACCCGCAGGGCTTTCTTACTCTTTATCTGCTTCTACAAATTCGCCGTTAATGAGTTTATAGAATGTATCTGGCTTAATCTTTTCACCGTCAACTTTTGCACTTTTTACATCTACGATGTGGTATTCGCCGCCCATCTCTTTGCATTCTGCCAGTACAATAAAGCATCCAAGTGAACCTTTAGCCTTAGAATTGTATCCAATGGCCATTGCAACGCTTTCTTTTCCTTCTACTGTTGCCGCTGAGCGGTTTCCGGTGTTGGTTGCCGCTGAGCGGTTTCCGGTGTTGGTTGCCGCTGACCAGTCTCCGGTGTTGGTTGCCGCTGACCAGTCTCCGGTGTTGGTTGCCGCTGACTGGTCTCCGGTGTTGGTTGCCGCTGACTGGTCTCCGGTGTTGGTTGCCGCTGAGCGGTTTCCGGTGTTGGACTTTTTATCATCGTCCCAGTTAACCTGATCTTTGATGTATTCCACACCGGCTTTAATAATTCCGGCAATTCCGATTTCTGCTTTAATAGAAATCTTCTTTCCTACTCGTTTACTGTCATCAGACTTCTGGTCGTTTGCGTCCAGCTCGACTTCGCAATATCTGGAACCAGCCGGCGCATAATATCCAAATACATCCAACGGATTTTCACAAGCATGAAATCCAGTATCGCAAATCTCAGCTCTTTCTTCTTCATACTCCTTGCCGATTTCATACTGAAAATTACGGCATTTTAAGTCTTTGTCAAATCCCTTATAGCATTTCATTTTTCCTTGTCCTCCAAATTAAGTCCGAGTATAGCTGCGCAAACTTCTTTCTTTAAATACGTATTTGCTTCGGTTGTGTTCAGGTACGCTTCAAATGCCTTTAATCTGCCTACCAGCTCTGCATACTCCTCGGCTACGGTCTCTGCTCTGAAATCCATCTTATTTTCTTTCTTCATCGCAATCCCCCTCACAATACGGACGTTTGTTGTCCATCAAAATTTTGTTCAAATGGTCAGTTGCTTTCTTCACACTCTCTTCCTGCTGACAACCGCCCTCTACAATGCTGTACATATCAAACTCTCTTAATGATTCTTTCTTATATATGTTGATGTGTAAGCTGCATCCAATCTTGTAGTTTGCAAAATGAAATGCTACCGTTCTGCCGGTTTCTTTCTGAACGCGTCTGCATAACTGGTATAGTTCGTCTACGGTTTTATTAAAATCATTCTCATTTATCTTCATCGAAAAGCCCTCCAAGTAAATCATCAAATAATGTTTTTACAACTTCTTTGATTTTTTCTTTTTGAATAGTTTTAAATTCTTCTTCGTTCATCAGTCCGATTTTGACCGCTTCGTTAATCTGCTGTTTTGCGGATTCTTCTGTTTCACTTCCGTTCATGATAACTTCTTTGATTCCACGAACGATAACAGCTAAGTCAGCTATTAATTCTGCTTTACTGCCTTTAAGTGTGATTTCTCCCATTTTTGTCTCAATCATCTCTCTTTTCCGTTACTGAAAACTTATAAAAAGTTATAAACTTCTATGTTTCATTCCTACTTCAACGAGTATGCTTTTGATGATATAAATAT